CAGGCTTTTGCAGCCGGTGATAATGTTTACCTCCGTGGCTTCGGCACGTTTGCCGTCCGCAATGTCAAGGAGAAAAAGGCGCGTATCGTTGCCACGGGCGAAACGTGCATCGTTCCTGCTCACCGCACAGTGAGTTTCAAACTGAGTAATGAACTTAAAAACCTGTTGAAATGAGATTATTTGAATGTGGCATCCGCTACGAAAAGACACTTGAAAATGGGATGCAGAAGAAAGTGACGGAGTTGTATATCGTAGATGCGCTCTCGTTTACAGAGGCCGAAAGCCGCATCATAGGTGAAATGTCCTGTTTCATCAGCGGCGAGTTTTCGGTGGTCTCCGAAAAGATTACCAACTATTCCGAACTTGTCAGCACCGACAATACCGAGGCAGACAAATGGTATAAGGTCAAAATTAACATTATCACGCTCGATGAAAAAACAATGTCCGAAAAGAAGCAACCTCTTTACCTGCTTGTTCAGGCGCATGACATTGACGATGCACGAAAACGGCTTAACGAACACATGCGCGGCACTATGGCTGATTGGGTATGCGAGGCCGTACAGGAAACCAAGATCATGGACGTATTCCTCTATGCTCCCGATGCGCTGCATGGGAAAGCCGAGACTTACGAGGGCAGAATCCTTCAGGAAGCGTCAGCTTCCGTAGCAAGCTCTCCAAGTTGCAGACGGGCGGCGAAAAAGTTCATTGACAGCATTCCCGATGGGCAGAAAGTCACTATCAGTGCGACTGGGTGCAAAGATGTGGTGATTGACAAAACGCACGGCCATGAAAAACAAGATGACGCTTGATGAACTGTTGGCTAAAGCCAACGCGAAACGAAGCCGAAAGACTCCCTCCGACGAGGAACACCGCATACAGGTGTCTTGTGTGCGGTGGTTCAACCTCAAGTATCCTCATCTTCGGGGGCGTCTTTTCGCCGTGCCGAACGGTGGGCGGCGAGACGCTGTGACCGGTGCCCGCCTGAAAGCCGAGGGGGTCATTGCCGGAGTGTCCGATTTCATTCTTCTGAAAAGCAACCGCCGCTATGGTGCGCTTCTCATCGAAATGAAAAGGAAAGACGGAAGGCAAAGTGTCAGCCAGCGTTGGTGGCAGTCGGTCATTACCAAGGACGATGAGTATAAATACGTGGTCTGCTACTCCTTCGATGATTTCATGCGAGAAGTTACAGACTTCCTTAATGACTGTGAATGAATATGGCACGTACCGCAAAGCAAGGTTTGGGATATTTCCCTTTCGACATCGACTTTTTTCAGGACTTGCGCATTAGGAAACTAATCAAGTATCAAGGTGGCAAGGCCATTACCGTATATGCTCTCCTGCTATGTCTTATCTACAAGGATGGGTACTACATCAGGTGGGACGAAGAGCTGCCCTTCATAATCTCGGAACAGACTGGGTATGATGAGGCGTATATACGCGAGGTCATCCAGTGCTGCCTGAACATCGGGTTATTTGCTAAGGAACTGTACAAGGCCGAAGGTGTGTTGACATCGAAAGGAATACAGGTGAGGTATATGAATATCAACCGTCTTTGCAAGCGCGTGGCAACCGTTACGGTCTATAATCTTATCACGGATGACACCGGCAGCGACAAACCGTCTGGAGAAACCTCACGGAAAGGAACGGCGAAAAAGCGCACAGCCGCCAAAAAGCCGAAAGAACCTCCGTTACCTCCTTATCAGCCTTATACGCTCACGCTTGACGAGGAAATCGAAGCATTGAAGAATGAAACGGCTTGGCTCGACCAGCTTCAGGTGCTTCACCACATGGATGTGGAGGAACTTTGCAAAAGACTTGACGAGTTCAGGTTGCATTGCGCTTCTGATGGGAAAGAAAGGCACGAAAGCCTTTCCGATGCAAAACAGCATTTTAATAACTGGCTGCGCATAGTGGCCGGTAAAAAACAGAATGAAGATGTTACAATTCGGACAGAACAAAGAAATAAACGCAGAGGAAATATTCTCCGCGCTGATGAAGAGAAAACGTATGGTGGAACGTTTTAGGTTTCCATACACGGCACGGCAGATGTACGACCTCCTGTTGGCTGCTTGCCGGGCGGAAGTGGCCTTGCGCCACCGTGAGTTTGTGGCCTCCGACAGCTACCTGCGCCATATTGCCGATGTCGCGCGGTGGCTCACGGGTACGGACACCACCTTTGGATTGTTCCTCTGTGGCAACCGTGGTAACGGTAAAACCACACTCGTAAAGGCCATGAAGTCGCTCTACAACTTGCTGCATTCCGATGAGGGATACACCTCGCAAAACGATTGCTGGCCGCTCTTCGGCTTCGAGATTATCACGGCCAAGGAACTGGTGTTACTGGCCAAGGCGTACAACAACCGCACACGTGACAATATGTCCGATGTAGGCCGTTACAAGCGGCTGCGCGATGTGGAGGTGCTGTGCATAGACGACCTCGGCACCGAGCCGCGCGAAAGCCTCAATTATGGCGATTACGTCAATGCCGCAATGGATATGATTTCCTACCGCTACGAGGAACAGTTCTGCACAATGGCCACAAGCAACCTTGCCGCCGACGAGATACGGGAGTATTATGACGAGCGTTTTGCCGACCGTTTCCGCGAAATGATGCAAATAGTGGACTTTGGCAACGAAGCCTCGTTCCGAACGATTAAAAGATGAGGATGTATGAAGATAGCCCTGCTTGCCGTGGATAGCGATTATCCCAACCTTGCCCTGATGAAGCTTTCCGCCTACCACAAGGCGCATGGCGACACGGTGCATTGGTACAATCCTTTCGACCGTTACGACCGCCTCTACATGGCAAAGGTCTTTTCGTTCACGCCCGACTACCGCTATTACATTACCAATGTCGGCGAGGTTGTCCGTGGAGGTACAGGCTATGACATTCATTCTGTCTTGCCCGGTGAGGTGGACCGCTTGCAGCCCGATTATTCGCTCTATCCCGGCGTTGCGGACAATATGGCATACGGATTTCTCACACGCGGATGTCCCAACCATTGCCGCTGGTGCATCGTTCCTCAAAAAGAGGGAGGCATACGCCCTTACATGGACGTAGACGATATAGCCGTGGCCGGCCGGGATTACTTGATTCTCATGGACAACAACATCCTTGCCTGCGGTTACGGGCTGGCACAGATTGAGAAGATTGTCCGCCGGAAGTATCATGTGGACTTCAATCAGGCTCTCGACGCTCGTTTGGTAACGCCTGAAGTGGCCCGGATGCTGGCAAAGGTCACGTGGATGAAACGCATCCGTTTCGGCTGCGACACCCCGGCACAGATTGCCCATTGTGAACGTGCCATTGAGCTTATCCGTTCCTGCGGCTATCGAGGCGAGTTCTTTCTGTACTGCATTCTGATGGACTTCGCCGAGAGCTACCGTCGCATTTCCCATTGGCGCAGGGATAAAAAGGTTATTCCTTTTGCCCAGCCATACCGGGATATTGACAATCCGCACCAGCGCATACCGCAATGGCAAAAGGACATGGCGCATTGGGTCAACCGTAAGGAACTGTTCGCCAAATGCAGCTTTGAGGACTTTGAGCCGCGCAAGGGCTTCTTGTGTCGTGAATACTTTTATTGACTGCCATGAAGTGCCACTACATCTACACCGAAGACGGATTGAAAGTATTGATACCGGGTTGCATGGCCGTTGCCGTGTCCGGCGATATTCAGGACTGCACTTGCCGTAACGAACTTACCGAACGGCAGTTCGAGCGCAAGGAATATAACGACACGGTAAAGGCTCTCCGAAAAGAGATTAAAGAACTCGAAGAAGAGAATACCGAATTAAATCATATAATCGAAAAACTGACAACAAAATGGAAAAAGAATACGAAAGCATAAAAGCAAAGCTCAAAAAACTGTTGGCACTCGCTGAACGAGGGGTGCAGGGAGAAGCCGAGAATGCCCGGAGATTGCTTGAAAAGCTATGTAATGAGTACGGAATATCCATCGATGAACTATTGGATGAAAACCAAGTGAAGTATTATTTCTTCGATGTTGGCCGGAATAAGACCCAAGTCGATTTGTTTTCGCAATGTTATTACAAGGTTGCCAATGCAAGCCGGATGTCTTATAAACAAGTATCAAGAAGTCGTATAGCGGTAGAAATGACAACCATACAATATGCGGAACTTGTGAGCCTTTTTGAATGGCACAAAGCCAATTTCAATAAGGATTTGGAGGACATGAAACATAATATCCTGATTGCCTATTGCCGGAAACATCATCTGTATGGCGACATTGATTCCGATGATAGCAGGGAATTGACGGCAGAGGAAAAAGAACGGCTTGTCAAAATCTTGTTTATGCAAGAGAGCCTGAACGACAACCAATATCATAAACTCTTGGAACAAGGAGGCACACAATGAAAAAAGAACTGATTGAAAATGCTGCTAATAGTTATGCAGGAATAGCAAGACTGTCATTCGTAAATGGAGAGTTCGACCGTAACGCAATAGCCGATGCTTTTGAGTATGGCGCACAGTGGCTCATTAACAATGCGTGGCGTGAAACTTCACCTCATGGTGAAGAATTGAAAAGAAATGTCCACGTAATTGCAAGGATTAAAAGAGGTTTCTGCATAGGTAGATTTGATGTTGTCGGTTATTTCCATGAATATATTGGATTTATAACGCAGTCAGGCATTGAATTTCCACTTTCAGATATTTTGGAATACGCTTATCTCGATGATATAACCCCGAAAAGAAAAGGAGGCGCACAATGATGTACTTATTGGCATTAGCTATTGCCGTGGATATTGCCTGCATTTTCATTGTGGCTGGTGGTAACAGATTTGATGACTATAACGAAGAATGACTATGGACCACGAAGCATTTTATAAACTCGTTGTCGCATTGCGCAACAAGCAGAAAGAGTATTTCCGCACACGTACCCAATCGGCTCTTCGCGAAAGCAAGGCTCTTGAAAAAAGAGTGGACGATGAAATTAACCGTGTAGAGCGGATATTAAAAAGCAGGAACGAACCTAACCTATTCGGAAATGAAAACACCTGAACAAATAATTGATTGGCTCAAAGGACAAAGGTTGTACGATAAGTTCACTGCTAACTACAACCGTGGTGTACGCCATCGCATGACACTTGCTGTCTATCTAAAAAAGACTGCCTCCGAGAACGTGATTACTTGCGCATTTGTCTGGCATGACACACGTGAGGGCAATCGGTATTGGTTCAACATCAATAACAACTTCTTAAAATGGATTGGCAATGAAAAAGATGATGTTCAACGATAAATACGGCCTTACAAAGACTGTGATTGAGGGAAGAAAGACGCAGACAAGACGGATTGTGCCTAATAGATTTATAAGGTGAGCAGAAAAGATGTATGGGGCGAAAATCCTTATGTGTTTGTCTACGATTTTGAACTTGTAAAATAATAGAATAAAAATGAAAGCAAAATTCAAAGTAGGTGATAAAGTGCTTTATCGTATTTGTGGAATTACGGTAAAAGGAACAATAGAAAAATTGTATTGCGATGGTCGCATTATAAAAGTCTATCCGTGGTTTTTCGGTCGTAGATACAAAATCAGAAATTGCAAAGGTGATATACATATCGTTTTTGAAAATGCAATAATACACTAAAATTATATACAAAAATCCGATGAAAATATACATCAGCCTACCAATTACCGGCCACGACATTGAAGAAGTCGAGGCCAGTTGCATATACGCCTCCGGCGTAATCCAAGCCAAAGGCCATACGCCTGTATCGCCGCTCGACGTGTCGCCCGACCCTGACGCAACATACGCCGAACACATGGGCAACGACATAGAAGCATTGCTGGAATGCGATGCCGTCCTATTCATGGAAAATTGGCGTACCTCAAAAGGATGCCGTCTTGAAAACGCCGCTGCCGAGATTTACGACAAAGAGATATTCTACTCGCTTGACCGCATTCCCACCACCGACATATGTCCGCCTCCCCATTGCCCTTACCACGTCAAGGACTTCAAGGAGTGCAAAGATATGTCTGAAACATTGCTCCCTGACGGGAATATTCAAGTAAATTGTATTTGCTACTATTTCGTAAGGAATACCATTATCGAATTTGAAAACTTACATTTATATGATACCACCACTCAATATAGACACGCTCCGCGAACAGGCGTTTCGCGACAGCGTGTCGAAAAGCACGCAAATGATGATGGAGCGGCTCACCCTTAACGAACAGATGCGTGTTTCGTTCGTGCCGCTCATCATCACGCAGCTTGCATGGCATTTTGCTGACAAGGCTATGGATTGCGGCGCACGCGATAAAGTGAGCCTCCTCAAGAAACTTAGCCGCTCCCTCAAACAGGTGCATCAGGACTATAAGGACGAACTTCGCCGCGAACTTGACTATAAGCATTATTCCAACATCATAAGTCAGACGGATATGTGTATCAGCGAGCTGCACAAAGACTTACTCATCCTATACTTCTCCGTCAACGGCGAGTTCAAACGTGCTGTTCCTGATTATCCTTACGACGAGATGCGTTGCTATGCTATCATGTCCGTGCTGTTCGTCGACCTACTGCAAGCGCACAATAAGGAAATGGACAGTCTGCTGGCCGCGAAATTGCGGCAAGCTGACCTCGCTCCAAGCATTCTTCCTCCGTTGACGCAAAAATTAAAGTCCTACATGGAAGCGTTTGCCGGAGTGGATGGTAAATTCAATTTCGACGCACCGAACGTGCGCAATGCGGTTAAGGTCATCAAAATAAAAATTGACACAATAGAATTTTCTATATTCTGATTATAAACTCTAAAAATAATAACTATGCAAACAACAGTATTAAAAGAAATCATCGCCTTTCTCTTTGGCCGTAAATACTATGCCAACATAGTGGGCACAAAAGGCACAGACAAAATGGAAATCTGCTCCTATATCTTCTGCACGAAAGAAGATGCAGACAGACATCGAGATACGCTGATGACAACCATGTCTTTCAGTTATATTGAGACTATCTCATTCCGCTCTCGGAAAGATTACACCAATCGTAGGTTAAAACATAAACCGTCTGTTAAGGCATAACTGATTATTTTCGCATTATGATACTTACGAAACTCATAAGCAAGTGGCGTTCACTTTGCTACTACGTAATAGCCGACCCGTCCGACAACTCCGTAACGCTTTCAAGGCATTTGTTCTACCACATGAAGAAATGCGCCGAAAGCAGCGGAGTGGACGGTGCATCGGTGTTCGTATTCCGAATACCGCAGGGCGGCACGTTTGGTTTCATGCTAAGTCCTGAAATCAGCGAGCCTACCCAGCTTTGCCAAATTCAGTACAACGGCAAGTACCGCTGCATCGGATTTGAAACGCTGTGTCCTTCAGTCGGGCGCATCTTTTTTGAATATGGCTTGCCTGCGCTCCGTCCTGTCAAACTGTCCGTTTCTGTTCGGCAGACACCGCAGGGCAAGACCTACTACCAGTTTGATTTACCGACCCATAAAACCATTCGCCTATGCAGAGCATACTCGGAAACACGCGCAAAACGGACATAACCTTTCGCTCTGACGGACGCATTGACATTTCGGCGCACGTGTCTAAGGTGCTTGCCCTGCAACGTGGGGATGTGATAGACTTGCTGGATGGCGACGGTGAACTTTACATGTATGTCAAGTTCCATGCACCTACAGTCGGGAGGCATGAGGCAACTTGTTTTCCAACGCATCCCAACAGCCGACACTTCAGGGCATGGTCGCAAAAGCTGTGCCGGTATGTCATCAGGGCAAGCGGCTCGCGTCTCGGAAAGGTGGAACTCGGTGTAGGCTCACCCACATCACTGCCCGCCATTGGCATGGTATTACCGATTATTTACAGACACATACTGAACGATGATACAAGAAATAAAATATAACGGATTTACCGCCAATCCGTCTGACTATGAGTCTGCGGACGGCGAACTTGCAACGGCTATCGGGCTGGTGCCGGAGGACGGGGCGTTGAAGCCTGTGCTTCCGCCTAAAGAATTGTTCTCTATTGGCGACAACCGGAAGGTGGTGTTCATACATCAGACTTCTACGTTCATGTATTATATCGTCCTTGACACGTCAAACAACCAGACGTTCTTCACCGATGGAAATACGGAAAGCTCGCAGTTTCTCCAACACCTTTATGCGTTTCCCTCGTCAACGGTCATATATGGTTTCAATTCGGTGGGCAATACACTCATGGTGCTTACCGATGGGGGTATACATTATATGCTTTGGAAAGGATTTTCAGAGGGTTATCTGTATCTCGGAACGCACATGCCTGAATGTCCTATTTCTTTTGGATTGCAGGGCGAGATGATACGCGATGACGAGTTTACTATCTATTTCGACAACATCGACTTCTTCGATGGCGATGTGTGGAAAGACTTTACGGACAACAACAAGACGCGCATCACGGATCAGGTATTGGCCAAAGTGAACAAGTTTATCGCCGACAACTCCACGAATGTGGGCAAGTTCATGTATCCGTTTTTTGTCCGCTATGCCTATCGGCTGTATGACGGAACGCTGACTATGCATTCCGCACCGGTGCTGATGGTCTGTTCGTCAGACCTCGCTCCACAGTGCTTTGTTACGCACATGCATGGCGAGGATACTTCTACGCAGGTCAATGAAGCTACCCTGCGGCTGTGCGGAATGTTTCATCAGCTTGACTATGCAGTGTCCAATGCTTCGGTAATTGCCGAATTGGAGAATTGGAATGACATAATCAAGTCGGTTGACATATTTGTTTCTGCACCAATCTATACATACAACCAAAACGGACAATGCACACGCTTCCTTGCTACCAGCTATTCGGATTGTTATGCTATCTGTAAGCATACCAATCAGGCTGCGGATACAACGACTTATCCTTTGCGCTATCAGAAATCCAAGTTTGGGGAACTTTATGCGATGACTTTCGACCCTACAAATTTCACTTCTCCGGCATGGCGTTTGATGTTGCCTCAACGCGATGGCGATGCAATCAAGGGAGATATAACCGATAATCACCTGTTCTATTTTTTGAAATCAATAAATGTCGCGGACCTGCAAACTACGCGCACCATCATTCCGGTCAACAAGGAATACTTGCAGTCGTTGGTTACGCGAGAAGTGATGACGGATGATTACGATAGCCACGACACGCTCATTCCCAAGTATTCTTACAATTACAATTCTCGCTTCAATATAGCCAATTTGAAGAAGCTGTTGTTCAATGGCTTTGCTTCTCCTTGCCTTTTCCAGTTTACCGATGGCAATGTACATAAATACTCCGACACGGATAATCCTACTATTTTGGATTATAAGGTAAGTGTGATTGTTTCCTATTTCATTAAGCAGGACGGAAGGGACATTGTTGTTCGGGCTAATCCGGGTCAGTTCGGTATAGACACACCTCTCTTATGGCTGTTTTATCCAAATGTCAATGCGTATAAGGCCGTGGTTGAGATAAATAATTACCTCTCGACTTATTACGAGGTATTGCTTGAGCCTCATCCTACGCTCAATGGTGCATACTATTTTGGCGGTTGGGAGGGATTGAATGTCAGCGAGAACGAAAAGTATTCTTCGTTCAATGTGTCTACGCTGGATGAACGGACGATTGATGTGCCTAACAAAATCTATACTTCCGAGGTCAACAATCCGTTCTACTTTCCCGTGTTGGGTATCAATACCATTGGCACCGGCACCATTCTTGGCATTTGCTCGGCAGCAAAAGCTCTCTCGCAGGGACAGTTCGGACAGTTCCCTCTGTATGCTTTCTCCACCGATGGCGTTTGGGCGTTGGAGGTGTCCGACACCGGCACATATTCCGCAAAGCAGCCTATCACGCGCGATGTCTGCATCAACCCTGACAGCATAACGCAGATTGACAGTGCGGTGCTTTTCGCTACCGACCGTGGCATAATGCTCATCAGTGGCTCGGAAGCCGTCTGCCTGTCCGACAGCATTAACAGCCGTGATTTGTTTGCCATATCCGATTTGCCGAAAGCGGACAAACTTGTCAGCCTGTTTAACGAGCGTGCAGGTGAGGACGAACAAATCACGCTCGAAAATTCCTCGCTTCTGCCGTTTCGCGATTTCCTTACGGCTTGCAAGATGATATACGACTATACCAACCAGCGTATCATCGTCTACAATCCGTCCGTAAGTTATGCCTATGTCTATTCATTAAAATCGAAGTTGTGGGGCATGATACACAGCAACATTGCCGATAACGTCAATTCATACCCTGACGCATTGGCAATGCTGAACGATAATGCGCTGGCCAATTTCTCGATGTCTGACGCTACCGGCATAACGGCTCTTGTCGTTACGCGCCCTTTCAAACTCGGCTATCCTGATGTGTTGAAAACAATAGATACCGTCATACAGCGTGGATATTTTCAGGCCGGGCACGTGGCGCAAGTCCTTTACGGTTCGCGCGACCTGTTCAACTGGCACATCGTCTGGAGCAGCACGGACAAGTATCTGCGTGGCTTCAGTGGTTCGCCGTACAAATACTTCCGCCTTGCGCTCATCTGCCAGCTTGACAAGGCGGAGTGCATCGACGGCTGCACGGTTCAGTTCACGCCGCGCCTTACCAATAAGCCAAGATAAGATATTGGTTGTTAGTTAGTTTTAAGGTTTAAGATTGTATGATGGAAAAGAGCCGGGATGCGTGATGCACCTCGGCTCTTGCTTTCAAAACGGTTTCAGTTTCCGCCTTACCTTGCCTGTCCTCGAAACCAGCGATGACTTTATCTTGTTACGCAAGGTGGTAAACTTCTTTTCCCAATTCGCCTCGCCCTCCGGGTTGGTGATGCTCATCCAGTCGGCCAGCACCCTGCACACAAGGTATTCGTGTATCAGGTGCTCCAGCATACGAAGCGTCGTCAGGGAAAATCCTTCAGGCAGCGTCAGCTTGATTTCGTACACCTCCGGCTCTGTCAGCACATCGTCCAGCGCTTCCTGTTCGTCGGGTATTTCTTCTTTAGTGTAGGGATAGAGCATTTCCACGCATTCGGCGTGTGCCATGTTCAGCACCCTTGTTACTCGGTCCACATTGCCGTCTTGCCCGATGTCGAACACTTGGTGCCGTCGGCACTCGTCACCTTCGGGCAGGATGTCGGCCTCCACGAATGAGTAGTTACTCGCGTCGTAGATAAGCTCGGCTCGCTTGAAGGTCAAGGTCGCGTCCTTATGTTTTGGCTCTTTTCCACAGCAGTACAGCATAATTCTTCACTCTTAATTCTTCACTTAGTTGTATGTGGGTCTTGTCGGGCGGCTTCTCTTGTACAAAGCGCGTTTCACCGTTTCAAGGCTTGCCGTGGAGTGGGTCAGGTAGTCCTGTGCGTCTGCTTTGTTGGTGATGGTGAACCACTCATACAACGCCATGTCTACCAAGTAGGCGTGTATGCCGTTGCCCAAGCTGTCCGCCGAGGCGTTGTTGTAGTTCGAGGGCAGCTTGAATGCCAGTACCAGCTGGCCGTCATCGTCAATCTCTTTAGGAATGATGTTGTCCGATGTGCTTTTATTCTCGTCCAAGTATTCCCCAAGCAGGCTTTTCAGGCTTGAAAAGGCGTTGGCAAGGCTGCGACGCAACTGGTAGCTGCTCTCCAAGTCTTCCGAGGCTTGCATATTCGAGCTGGCCTCGTAGTTCTTTGTACCCTCAAATTCTCGTGCCTGTCCGGTCAGGTAGGCTTTGTTCATGATGTCAAACATCAGTTCTTTCACTTCCTGCGTAACGGTGAGTGTCTTTTTGTTTTCAGCCATAGTCGTATCTTTTTTAGTTCTTAATTATTCATTCTTAACTCTTAACTCAATTGTATGTCGGGCGTTTCGGCTTCTTCTTGAAGAATGCCTTGCGCATGATGTCCTCCACGTTCGCGGCCGCTCCTGCCGCATAGTCCGTCGCCTCTTGTTTGTTGGACAGCGTGTACCATTTGGCCGTGATGTTCATCACGAAGAAGCTGAACAGGCTGCGCTCCATGCTTTCCAACAGGCTCTCGTCGAACGAGGCCGACAGTTCCAATGTCAGTGTGTAATTGCCGTCCTCTTCCTGCTCGTCCGAAAGAAATTTCTTCATGCTGTTGCAGATGGCGTTCTTGCTCTCGTTCCAAAACCGTTCCAGCATGGTCTTGTCCTCCTCGGTGGTGAAAATGCGGTTGTATGCTGCCTCGTCATCCATCTTTGCACCAGTGTATGAAGTGGTCTTGGCCACTTCGTTGTACACGTTTTCTTTGTTTACGCTCAATGTTTGTTCCATATCATTTCCTCCTATATAAGTTTGCGGATGAACGCCATGATTGCTTTTCGGTATTTCCATACCAAGCCGATAGCAAGAAGTGCGGCCAACACGCGGAAACCGTATATCTCCGTCTGCTGCCACCATGTCAGTTCCTTCTCTACATATTTGGTTTCTACAATGGTGTTCGTGCCGGTCTTGTGTGTGGTGCTGTCCTGTCTCTCCACCTTTTTGTCATACTCAAACGGCATTTCCTGCGCTTTGGTTTCCAGTGTGTGATGTAGCATACCGTCAGGAGTTACCCATGCGTCAGACGTGGCAAAGTCGTTTTCCAAGCTGCTTTTGAGGGTATCGGGCACAATGCTTTCTGCCGTCTGCTGTGGTATCTCGATGTAGGCGGTGTCTTTCACGTACACCGTTTCTGTCCTTACCTCGGTGCGCACGCTGTCACGTAACTGCTGAGTAACGGGCATGTAACGCTGCGTCCTGCATCCTGTGAGGAAAAAGCCGGAAAACAATATGAGGATTATCTGTTTCATTTCTTCAGATATTTAGTCCAACAATAAGGCTCTCTACTGGAAAGGTACTGCAAATCGTCGTCGTTGACGTATGCTTCCTGCTCGAAAGAGATGTTACGGTAGGCATTCCCGCTCCCGAACAATCGCACAATCCATTCCACCACATACCACACATAGAAAAACAGGTAGAGCATTTCTTTCATTTGTGCCGTATGGATGGCTTCATGGTTTAGTTCCTTGTCAGTCAGCTCTACTCCTTTTCGGGCGAATATAATGCCGAAAAGGTTGATTGCTTTATACCCTTTGAACGGAATAAGGTTGTTGTACACTACTTTCATAGCTCTTTGTATTCTTCTTTCGCGTCAAAGCATGGACATTCCTTTATTCTTTCCCATGGATCAACAATGCCGTTGCCGTTCGTGTCCGGGCTGATGTCACGGTGTCCCATAATCTCGGCTTTCGGGTAGCGGCCTTTCAGCTCTTTCAACAGCTTCAACAGGCTTTCTTTCTGCTCCGGCGTGCGGTTGTCCACTGCCTTGCCGTCAGAGGCTATGCCGCCCATGTAGGCCACGTTGATGGAGGTAGAGTTATACCCCTTTACGCCGTTGCTGATAAACTGCTCACCCAATAGCTGGGTAATGGTTCCGTCTGCCTGTATCACATAGTGGTAGCCCGGATTTTTCCAGCCTTTGCGTTTGAACTCTGCCTGCAGGTCGGCAATCTTCTGATGTTGGTTCCCTGCCGTGCAATGTACGAATATGCGTTTAATGCTTCTCATCTTCTTTGCATTTATCATTGTTGTTAAATCCTTCTTCCAATGCCTCACCTAAATCTTCGTTTTTGCGTTTGGCAAAGGCCACTACAAAGGCACGCAGAAAGCCTTTCACCGACTTTTCTTCTATCTTTATTCCGTGCAGGTAGAAGAAATGTCCGCAAAACGACTTCGCTTCACAAGCTATTGCTACGGCTGTGGCTACCACTCCGCCCATGATGTGGTCCACTCCTAACGGTTTGAGTATTGCCCAACCGAAGAACATACCCAGCGTTACCCACATGAAGTAATCAATGAGCTTGTTCACAGTCCTGCGCATGGCACGCGAGGTGCGCCATTTGTACTGTGCCATGACGATTTTGTCGCCTTTCTCTTTGGCTTTCTTGTATCGCTTGCTGCTCTCGCCCCAGCCGTAGCGGAAGTCGGCCAGCACACATACGGTGATGGCAAGCAACATCCAGCGTGCATCAATCATCACGCTTATCATTTCACTACCGAATACGGCTATGCCAACAGCCCGCGTGCCTGTTTCCATTACATTGTCATTGTCAAATAGCATATCGTTATTCTTCAATTAATTATGTCCTCAATACTGTCTTTGCAAAGTTATCCGATTCATTACGGCTTCGTTGTTTATCTTTTTACGTCTGTTTGAAAAGGTATATAATCACTTTTTTTGTCGTTTATTTGTTTTGTAACTATAAAATAGTTACTTTTGCGTTTGAGAGAACAAATAAGATGGGCACAAAGGAAAAACTTATAGAACGATTTAAACGACAGCCTTCCGATTTCACGTTTGATGAATTGGAAAGGTTGTTGTCGCTCTTTGGCTATGTAAAATCAAACAAGGGCAAGACATCCGGCTCAAGGATTATCTATAAAAATGGGACAGGACGTCCCATCATGTTACACAAGCCGCATCCGGGAAACATCATCAAGTCCTATGCATTGAAACAGGTGTTTGACGAATTAACCGAAGCAGGATTATTAAAAAAGGAGGATTAGAATATGAATACACTGAATTATAAAGGATATATCGGCTCTGTAGCTTTCAGCGAGAAAGACAATGTGTTTTTCGGGAAGATTGAGGGCATAGACGGACTGGTGAATTTCGAGGGGGAAAGCGTGAAAGAACTTACCGACGCTTTTCATGAGGCAGTGGACGATTATCTCGCTTATTGCAAGGAAGAAGGCATAGAACCTCACAAAAGTTATTCAGGCTCGCTGAATGTGCGGCTTACGCCGGAAATGCACAGCAGGGTGGCCGCACTTGCAAAAAGAATGGGGATTTCCATCAATGCGTTCATCCGTTCGGCAGTGGAAAAACAGGTGTCAATGATGCTATAAAAAGTTTCTTATAATGTAAATTATAAATCATCCGTTAAAACTATGGCAACAATAGAAAGGAAACAGATTGCTTTCCGTCTCAGCACGGCTCTTATGGAACGCCTGCGCGTTGAAGCCAAGCGTGAGAACCGAAGCCTTAACAACCTTGTTGAAGTCCTCCTCACCGAGTCGCTTGACCGTCGTCCTAATCCTGAAACAATGGCGGCTATTGAGGAGGCACGCTCCGGGAAGTATGCGGGTGAACTTGATGCAAGCAGCTTCGATGCGTTCATGAAATCTGTTAATGCGCTTGACTGATGAGGAAACTCCATTACAGTACTGCTGCGAAGAAAGACCTTAAACGTTACAGGAACAACTCGCGCAAGATGAAAGCGTTGTTTGAAGTCCTGCAATATCTTCTAAACGACGTACCTCTTCCTGCCGGTTATCTACGCCATCGTCTTATTGGGCAATAGGCAGGATGCTGGGAATGTCATGTCGAGAATGACTTTTTACTTGTGTGGATTGACGATGATTCTAATGTCATTGATATTGTCCGTATAGGGACGCATTCCGAATTGTTTTAGAATTTGTATGCCGCTTTTGTACTCTGTATCGTACAGGTTACTGGGGATGTGGAGTAATGATTGTAAGGGCATACAAAAAAAACGCAGCCTTACGTTCCAATGTAGAATATAAGGCTGCGATTATATAAATCAGAACTAATTATGCCGTAATAGTTTCATCTGCACAAGTAATTTGTGTAGCAGTCCATGAAAGTGTGTCATTTGTACTTTTAGCTATCGGGTTGCCTTTAAAGGTAATTTTATTCCCCCACCAGCCTCCGTTGTTACAACTTCCAGTTGTTCGACCTTGTGTTCTTTGGGTAGATACAAAATCTTCAATAGCTCCTTCAATATTAGAATTATAGATTACAAGCGTGGTTAACGGTACTGTTAAATCTTGAATATTCCCTGAAATTTTGTTTAATCTGGTATTTTGACCTGATAAATTCAGGTAGGAAAGATTGGGGAAAACAGACTTTATCACTGAAATATCACCTGTGACATTAAAGTCATCATTCATTCTTTGCAATGAAAGTCTTTCAAGCTTGTCGCTGTATTCTGTGTGAACTAACTCGGACAGGTCTCCCGTAACAATAGAGTTACCTGTTATCACAATTCCGGTGTAACCAGCCCAATCACTCCAACAAATAGTATTGATGTCACTAATTTTACCGGTTATATTAGTAAGGTTAGACAATATTTTAATGTGTTTACCTGACATGGACGAAAGGTCTCCATAAATCTTAGCCTTATCATTAACAAACAATGTACTAAAATCATTAGAATATCTGAAATCATCAATATTGAGTGAAATTGCGCCTCCGCCGACATCACTTTCCCATTTGCCGATTCCCGTTATGGCATATTTGTTAGGAACAATAAGTCTATAATCACCATTTTTGCAATAAAACGTTGTAGCAATATTCGGTTCCAATTCTACAGAATTTGTCCATCCCGTAGACATGCTTTCGTCAAGAGTCAAATTTGATTCCCCTCCCTCGACGCTAATTGTCTGAGCTTCTGATGAAGTTATAACAAGTTTTTGAGTGATACTGCTTGGGGATTCTTGGTGTAACACACCTATATACATTCTTCCCAATACGGGCAATGTATCATCACTCACTCTTCCTTTTAATTTAGTAATTAAACAATCCATAATCTTACTTTTTAATATTTAATAATAAGTTGACTAATAAGCGTTTGGTCTGTATGATGAGGTGTTAACCTCAAATAGGGTTTTTGCTCCCTTGTATAATTGTCCTGAAACTTGTGTCTCCTCTGTTGTAAAGTCATTCAATTTAATCGCAGACGGCCAAGAGAGCAAAAATACACCTTCTTCATACATTGTCATACCCCCTGCTTGGTCTTTGTAAACATTTGGTATGAAATATATCTTGTAGTCTTTTATCAGATGATTTTCCCAATCTATGGAAAGTTGTATGTATCTTGAAAAGTTATATTCTTCATTATCTTGTTCAGGATTTATGCTGATATTGTTGTGCTTGTTCGATGTGTTGTATCTTCCTGTGACAAACTCATTCCTGCTCCACATATTATTATCAAATATGGTATAGGTCGGATATTGTTTATCACCAATAGTCTTCATGCCCCAATATTTGACATCATGACAGTGAAACCATTGCCACTCTTCCCAATCATCATCTGAGACTTCTGTAAGACTTGCAGGCGCATCAGTAAAACTAAACCCGTCATTAAGCACTCTCTTTCTGTCAAGATAGCCTGAATTATGTCTTCCACCAACTCTTCCTATAATAGCCTCATCGTAATCAAGAGTTTTACTACCGATAGTTACTGTACCATCCTCATTTTCTACTCTGCGTATTTTTATCCAAGTGTCCCAGTTCCTACAATTCAGAATTATGTTCCCATCGTAATCAAAATCAAGAGTATTAGGGTGAGCATCCATAACAGACACATCATTTTCAGAGTCTGTAAAATCGCCAAAACAGTCAGTACATAATCGAGGATAGTCTCCAGTGTCGAAACTTCCTATAACTGTCCATTCCCCATTTATTTTCTTTATTTCTTCAATGACTACTCCTTGAATACGTACAGGCTCATCAAAGCCATCAATTTCAACGTTCTTAGAACCATACCTGAATAATATCAGATGGTCATCGTCTATGAAAATCTCATCATGAATGTCAGGATACCCAGTTCCTGAAGTTATACCTGTTTCAATAATATTCAGTTCTTCGTCACAGATTGTGATACCTATACCTATTTCTGGAACGTGTGTTGAAGCAGTTTCGCTCGTTGAAAGGCCAAAAACATACCTGTTTTCCCCTGATTGCGTCTTTACTCTTTCAAAATTTCCATAACCTGAATTTATTGTACCTGTTTTAGACACCTGAATATATTTCACAACTCCGTTTTTGTTTATAACAAAATTGTATTTCGAGCCTACACCGACACAGATATACTCAAATAAATTATTAAAATCCCCACTGAATGTTAGAATCGGAAAATCATTGGGCAGATTAGTGATAATCTCAGGGTCTATTTCCTTTATTTGAAGATTATGGCTTTCATCTACATAAAGTTCCCAATATTTGCCGTCTTCAGACTTTAAATATCTAATATCTTTTGGCAGGTTATTTTTCTGAATCCTTACCTTATCTAAGGTCAAAAAATCGCCTTTCTCATCACCAGTATATGCTACCTTTCCTCTGCAAATAACTACACTTCCACTTTCAGCACCACCAACCTCAGCAGCCATTCTGATATACCTTACCCAAGTCATATCATCAGGTATTTGAAATGTATTGCCTAAAGTACCACCCTCAGCGTTGAAAAGCCTTGTCCCGTTCTTGTCATTCTCATCGGTAACAACTACCATACCAGTAGCAGTGCCAGTACGTGTAAACCAGTCTCCAGCTTGACATTCAATAGGATTGGACATTTCATAGCCCTCATTAGGCGGCGTAAAGCTGTTTGTTCCGTCATTAAAAGTCTTTTGCATTTCAGATGCAATAAGCAGGTTGGGAGTATTGTGGTTGCTTACGCCATCTAAATTCTCCAGCTTTACCGCACCGTTCTCTGCGGCTTTGGTTACTTCACCTGCAATCTCGCTTCTGTCCGTGAAGTCTTTTTCCTCACCGTTCAGATAGTATTTTGAGGTGTCAATACCTTTGTTCTCATGCAATACACCGTCTTTATCCCTGTAAGAAATAACCCTTTCATCCTTGTCTGTGGTAACGGAAAGCCTTTCTTCTGCATCGTCAATTACAGAAAATACGGTATTAGCTATGCCTGACGTGTCAATATCAGCAATTTTGTCCGCCAAATCCTTAATGGTTCCCTGCATGGATGACAAGGTATTGTTTATGTCCTCTATCTGCTCATCATAGTTACTATCTCCAGCAAAGTTTGATTTTGCAGCCCAAAATGTGCCGTCAGCCTTTACACCGAACAATATCCTGTCCTGACTGTCCAGCCATGCGGCCAGCCACTCATCATTTTTAACCACCTTGTAAGTGTCCTGCTTTGGCATCACCACTTCGCCATTCTCGGCCTTTATACCGAAAAGAAACTTACCCTCTGCATCAACAACGGCGTGAAGCCACTCATCGTTGCTGACAAAACTGAATGTGTCTTGTAATTGTTTTACTTGTGCGGCTATTTCCTCGTCCTTGATGCTGTTTTCGTCAAGCAGTTTCATTATTTCCTCGATTTTTGTAAGGAAGTCCGCCTTTGCAACGTATGTGCTGCCATCCGTCCGCAGTCCGAACAGAACGTGCCCTGCACTGTCGAGCCATGCAGCCAAAAACTCTTGGTTGCTCTCAACGTTGTACATTGTGTTCTTAGGGAAATACGGCTTACCCTCGGCTGTCAGCCCGAAAAGCACCTTGCCGTCAGCGTCGGTGACAACGTTCACAAATTCGGGACTGTCCTGAAAGCTGAATGTATCGGTCAGCGGTTTCAATGACGCATTGATAACGTCTACAGCATCCTGCAATGCAACTAATGACGTCTCTATCTCTTCAAACTTGCCGTTGTTATCGGTATTTATCTTGCTTTCCAACTCACGCAACGCTTCCTTCACAGGTGTGGGAACACCCTTTGCCCACTCAACCGTACCGTCAGCCCTTATTCCCCAAAGAAACTTTCCGTTAGCGTCAGTATAAACACGGATAAACTCGGGACTGTCAGCATATTCGCCAAGCTCTTTAATTCTTGTTTCCGCATTAGCAATCCTTTCACCTGCATTGTACGCTTCAATGGCGTTTGCCACGATTATCCATTTGTCCGTATTGATGGCATACACCTTTCCGTCCTCACGCAACTCCGCTGGCGGATAACCCACGTTTTCATCAACAAAGCTTTGAAACGTGCTTCCGTACATCGTAACCTGATTGTCACGATAGTAGTTTGTAGCACTATCGTATGCACCTCGTAATACGGGCAGGCTGCCTATTATCAATTTGTTTTCTGCCATATTGTTATTCTATTACTTGGTTTATCGTTATTATACCTGTCACTCTGTCCTGCACGCATGACTTTATGCGGCTGTCATTACCTGTATGGCCTATTATGCGTCCAGTGGCCCTGTCCATTTCCACGGCAAGCACGTTGCGGCTCAGTTCCGTCTTTACATGCTCTATTTCCTGACGTGTCTTGAGCGGTATCTTGCCCTCAATAATTTCACCGTCATGACGTATGCCTATCAACAGCTTGTCTTCTGCGTCCACAACCGCATACAGATATTCTTCGTTTTGTACGACATTGTACATGTCGTTTTTCGGGAAATACGGCTTGCCGTCTGCCTTAATGCCGAATAACAGATGATTTTCCTTATCCAAAATGGCATAGAGAAATTCATCGTTCTCAATCTCCCGACCTACATGTATGATACGCCAACGTCCTGTCTGTTCATTGTACTCGTAGGAGGCGTTGTACTGATAGTATGCATCTTCAGATGCAACGTAGGCAGTAAAACCATCGGGAATGCTGTTCTCGTCCATGCTTTTCAGCATAGTCAGGTCTGTTATACCTTGACGCATATCGAGGAATTTCTTTCCCGAATACTTGAATGTGTCTATAAGTTGTATTCCGCCTGTTGCCATACCTTATTTGTATATTTGGGTGACACCGTTTGATGTCACGGGGGTTGTCAATAAATAACAGTTGTACTCCACACTATTAACGTTTACAGTCCAAAGTGTATAGCTGTCTATCACTTCATAGCCGTTGCCGTCTTTCACGCTCGTCAACTTCCCGAACGATGCTGGGTAACAGTAGGCTATCTTTCCGTTCGAGGTGTTTATGCCTGTATGGGTAGATGCTCGTGAAGTCTGTAAGGATTTGCTTAATGCCCTGACGGTTGTTTCCGTGGGTGTCCAGTCTGCGCCTACGCTGCCGAAATAAGACGGATATACCACGCTCACCTGTTTTGATGCGCTCTCTGTCATTCCTTCGCAGGTTGCTTTCAGTGTGTAGGTCAGGGCCTTTGGCGTACTTTCATTGATGGTAACATCCTTTGCCGTAGAAAAAACTTCTTCACCGTTCAGCGTCATTTCGCTCTCATCTGCAACGTCACCTCCTCGCCGCGTCACGCTCCACGTAAGTTCCACTTTGGTGCTTACACCGACTTCTACAACGGTCGGAGTGGCATTGAGCAACACGCCAAGCGGCCACACTGACTTTTCAAGCTCTATAATGTCTTCTCCTGCTTTCGTCAACGCCTGTTTGTCCGCCGCACTCATCATACCGGCCTTCTCCGCAGTGACAATGGGAACGGTCACGTTGTACGGCGTTTCCGTCCCGTCAGGTTTGCGCAATTTGTAAGTCAGTGTCACTGTTGTTGCCGTTGAACTGAACGCAACGCTTCCGGGTACTAACAGCCCGTTACCGATAAGTTCCTGTATGTCTTTAACATCATCGTCAAGATTGGCTACATCTTCCTCCAGCTGGTCAAGATACAAATTCACTTCGCCGCCTTGCTCGCCTGTCGCTACCCATTTGCCACCGTCTGAACGATAAACATTTGCCGGTAATGTATTACCGACAAGTGCATACCATCCCGGCATGGGTTTCGGGTAGGCTTCATTCAAGGTTTCTTCCGATGCATACAATCCTTTGCACGGGCCTTTGATATTCTTTGCGTCCAACCAACCTTTGATGACTACATTATGGCCGAACACGGAGTTGCCACGTACATTCAGGTGTCCGCCAGCGGTGATGTCGCGGCTTGTCGAAAGGTTGCCTTGTATGTTCTCGTTGTATATGCTGCTCATAACTCTTAATCTAACAGTGATTTACTAAGTTCTACCATCGTGGTTGACAGCTGGTCGCCTATGCTTGCCAATGCCAGTGCTGCGGCACGATATACGGCAGCACGGTAGCATTTCTCGCTCACGTCTATGCCTCCGTCAATGTCTATTTTCGGCAGAGGAACATACACGGCTTGGTCAACGGTGGCTGTGTCGTCTTTGCAGGAAAAGAATTCAAGCACCTGCCCCTCGGCTCTGTTCACGATGGCTACAACAGGCTTTTCGGGATTGCCGCAAATGCCTTTCCACTTTGAGAACTGCCGGGTATAGATTGGGTCGTCTTGCGTAATGGCTTCCGATATGCTGTGCCTCCAGTCGCTCATCTTGAATACGACAAGCCGCATGAAGTCGTCGGGCAGCAATATCCATCCTTTGCCGTCCTCTCCCCACGTCACGGCTTCCCCGAACTGGTGGCCTTGCTCCAACAGGTTAAGCGGAGCTTCCATTTCCACCATGCGCACGGCGTCAACCAATTTGGCGTAGATGATGTCATCGAGACTTACCGTGTCCAAATCATCATCTGCCAGCAACGGGGTGCTGTTGTGGTTCATGTCTATCGCCACGCGCACGGCTTTTGCCATATCTTCTGCCTGTACTATCATTTAATCCAATCCCTCAAATTCGATGTTGTTCGCCTTGGCGGCTTCCATGATGGCTTTCTCCGAACGTAATGACGTGCGGCTAATACCGAAAGTGTCGGCAAGGAAGTCTTTTGCCGCGGCGAGGTCGCTCACGCTCACCTTTCGTATCTCGTCTTTCTTTTCATTGGCGGCAGCTTCCTCGGCTTCCTTCTTGGCTTTGATGTCGGCCTCGCTCTCGGTACTTACCAACTTGAACAGCTTGTCGTACTTGTAATGGTGTTCAAGGGCGTACTGTACATCCGGGTTGTCGGTCGTATATACGCTGCTCCCGTCCGACTGGGCGGTGAACGCAATGTGCATACTTTTCTTGCTCTTCAGCACCACGTTGATGCTTATCGCGGTCTTTGATTTATAATGCTTTTTCATATTCACGTTTTGAATAATTTGTTCAGGGAGGATTTTTGTGTCCTCCCTGAACGGTTGGTGTCATTGGTTGTCTTTATGCGCCTACTCCTTTGGGGGCTTGGGCGAGTTTCATGCGTGCGTGTGCCTTTGCATAGCGCAGGTACAGGCAGCTCACCTCCTGAATGACAACAGCGTCGGTGCGGCGGATACCGGCCTTTTGCAGGTCAAGCACGTTGCGTGCCCAGCTTAGGTGGGTTTTCTTCGACAGATATTCCGGGTCCATTGCAAAGCCGCAGTCGCTCATGCCGTTCATGTCGAACAGTTCGTGATGGATGGTCAGCACTTCGCCGAAGTCGGTGTCCCAGCTCTTGAATTTCAGGTTCCATACTTCAACAGTGTCTTTCAGGCGGAATTTCTCACTCTTGATTTTAGAGAAAGCGGCAAGCATATCCGAACCACAGAACAGGATTTTGCGTTTATTTCCGATACCAGTGCCTACGAACAGGTCTTTGGTGATGTCCACAAGGTTCTCGTCAGTAATCTCGGCACATTGTTTCTCCTCGTTCCATACACCTACTTCGATGTCCTTTCCGGCCATGTACCACAAGCCGCCGGTGAACCATGTCAGCATACCGTCCTTACTTACGTGCTTGATTTTATTCTTCACGCCGAACAGATAGCTGTTTTCCATAGCAAGACGCATATCATAAATGCCGTCCTCCTCGATGTCGGAGAAGCCCCAGTTTACTTCTTTCTTGGCAATCTTGTCAAATGTTGACTGCTCAATCTGTATCATGAAGTTCTGACAGTACTGTGTTTCGGGCATAGGAATGTTGTTGAAGCGGCCCGTCTGCACATCAAGCTCGCCGCACGCTTTTCCCATGCGTACCAACACTGTGTCTTTCGGAATGGCCGGCACCCATATCGGCTGTTTGCTTGACGAGTCCATCGCTCCGTTCACTGCATATACGGTAGGCTTGTTGGTCGACGGGTCTTTTCCGCATACGCACAGCACGAGGTCGGGCACGTTGTCGCCTTCTTCGTATGGCTGTCCAGTATCGGGGTTGGTAACTCCTTTAACACCTACCACGCGGATAGTGTCGTCCAATGTGAACATATTGGTGTCGCTCACGGGCAATGTGGTGCTTGCACCGCTCGCCATGGCCGTTACGGCTTCTGTAGTCGTACACTTGATTTCTCGCGTGCCTACGCTGTAATATTTCACCTCGAAGCTGTCGCAGCTGCTTGATTTCGCATATCGGCTGATTTGGTCGATAGGTGTTGCCATAGGGCGGATTTTGACAATGCGCTTGTCTACGTCCGCCATGTAGAAATTCGGGTCGCCGTCCGCACGTCCTTGTGTCTCGGTGGCGATACCCGCCGTAGGGTCGCTGCCTCCGTCGCCGTCTGCGCCTGCGTTCACCTTACCTGCATCGGGCAAGTCTGAGGCTGCCGCCATCGTCACGCCGCTCGATGCGCCAATCACAACTGCCAACAGCGTCAGCATGATGTGATACAGAAAACTTGTACTTTTCTTTAACGTCTTCATCTTTCTGTGTTTTTAATTGTGAATTATGAATTGTGAATTATGAATTGTGAATTATGGATTATTTTGCCGGTCTGCGTTTCTCTCCTCCGCGCTCCCAAATGGTCTGACCTCCGTCATCATAGCGGTTTAGTACGCCGAGGTCTGGCATTTGTCTTGCTCCGCCCTGTCCGCCGTTCTTTCCGTCAAGATTGGCCGTACCGTCACCGCGCTGGCCACGACGCAGCTTTTCCTCAATGCGTGTGTTGCGTCCTCTCACTTCTCCCTCACGCGCTGCCGTGGCCACATCGTCGTCATGGTTGATGGCACGCAAGGCCATTTCTATGCTTTCGGGGGTGAACTTGCCTACAATGCCGTCTTTCATGATGCCGACAAGAAAACTCATCGCCTTGTCTATGTCGTCATCGCTGTAGCCGTCTTTCTGCTGCATCTGTTCGAGCGTTTCAAGGGTTTTGGTAATGTTCTTCTGATACAGCTCGTCAAACTCCTTCTCCTTGGCCAGTCGGTCGGCATATTCCTTGCTGGCTGCGGCAAGCTCTTCCTGCTTGGCCGGGTCTTTCAATTCCTCCACGAAGTCATCTCCGAACATTTCCACCAACGCCACGGCAGGGTTCTTGCCTTTCCGCCATTGGGTAAGGAATGCGGCACTACGGGGGTCGCTGGTAAACAGGTCGGAAAACGCTTTCTCGCGTTCTTTGTAACCGGCTATCTCCTTGTCGTAACCGTCGTAATCTTCATTGACTTGCCCCCATAACGCTTCAACGTCGGCAAATTCGCGGTCGGGATATTTGGACTTCATACGCTCGGCGTATCGTTCCCGGTTGCTCTTAACTGTTGATTTATCAGGCATATTCTTGATTTTTAATTGTTTTGCTCTTTGTCGCATTGCAAATTTAAGGGAACAAACAAATCCAAACGGTATAACTTTTTACGCACCAATGGTTAACTTTGAAACATAGAAGAAACTTTTTATGAAGCACCACGGAGCGGTTATGGAGTACGCGGAGGAACGGATGCAAGACCTCATGCGGGCGTATGACGAATACATTTCATCATGCGACTATATCCGTATGCCCGATGTATATGCCGCTATCGTGAACATGGAGGCACGCCGCTTTTGGGTAAGCGACATAAGGGCTACCAAAGTAATATACGCCATGCTCCGTGGAGTAACCATCAAGGGTATGCGTCCTTTGAAGCGTGAGATGTTCGAGGAAATCCTACGGCGCGTGCTTGCCATGCGCAAGGCACGTCCTGAACTTACCGTTCGGGCGTGTTGCAGCATTGTGGTGGCCGGTCCCGCTCCCAAATTCTATCTCACGCCGGGGAGCGCAAAGATTATGGTCTGTAAAGCGCGTAAGAAATGGGTACAGGAAAAGTTGAAAAGGTTGCGGCTATTGTGATTGCGTTGCTCGTGACGGTCTTGTCATTCTTGCAGGTTGCCGACTGGCATTCGGTCGGCATATACTCGCATTGCCATTTGTCTGCACGACTGGCGTATCCGTTTTTTCATGCAAATCTGTTTCATGCCTTGCTCAATGCGTGGTGTCTGCTGTCAATGGTTTTCATCTATAAGGTATCGCTGTTGCGTATGCTTTTTGCCTACACGGTGGCCGTTACCATGCCTGTTGACACGCTCGGTGAGTTTCTTCCTCTCGACAGTCCTACGGTCGGACTTTCGGGCGTGGTTTATGCCTTGTTCGGTACAATCTCGTTCGAGGTGGCTCGCAAGCGGTATTTCCAGTGTTGGATGCTGTTCTATATTGCCGTAGGCTTCATCTTCCCGAACACCAACGCATGGCTGCACCTGTATTGCTATCTATGCGGTTTCATCGCCGCGTTGTTGAACAAACCCATAAACCGTAAGACATGACAAGGGAGGAAGCAATACAGGCTATAATAAAAGAGAACGGGCGGCGTAACGCGGAGATTTATGCCAAGTTTGACCCTGTAAGCGGCGAAGGCTCGGTAGGCGAAAGGAAGAAAGTTGTCATCGACGATTTTCCTGTTTCTGTGCAGTGGCTTCCGGTGGAAATGCTGCGTGTGCCGCTCGTCAGGCAGATTGTGGAGTGTGGCTCTGTACGTGCTTTCCTGACGGACAACCTGAATGTGGAGTACACGGAGGAAGACCGACTGAAAGTCATTGAGCAGTTTGTCCGCATCCGTTGCCGTTACGACTTTGCTTTTTGGGCGGCTGTGTTTGTGTACATCAAGCGTAAGGGCGGTGGTGAGGATATTCTTTTCCGTCTGTCACGTCCGCAACGACGATTTGTTGAAAGGCTTGAAAGGTTGCGCAAGGCCGGAAAGCCTATCCGCATAGTGCTGTTAAAGGCACGCCAATGGGGTGGCTCTACCGTATCACAGCTTTACATGGCTTGGTTGCAGCTCGTACACAAGGTTGGCCTTAACTCGCTCATCATCGCGCATCAGGGTGCAGGTTCGGACGAAATCAAGGATATGTTCGACCGAATGATTAAGGCTTACCCGGTTGAAATGCTGCACAAGTTGGGCGAGGCTTACGATGCGAACGAGCCTAAGCTGGTGGGCGTGGGAAAGTCAGGCAGCATTTACCGAGTGCCGCAACGCAACTGTAAAATCAAAATCGGCACGGCGGAACGCCCCGACAGTTGCCGTGGCGGTGACTACAACCTTGTGCATCTCTCCGAGGTGGGCTTGTGGAAAGCCACAGAAGGGAAAAAGCCTGAGGACATCGTGCGTTCCGCCTGTTCAGGCGTGCTTTACCGCCCTTACACGATGATTGTCTATGAGAGTACGGCCAACGGTACGGGCAATTTCTTCCAACGTGAGTATGACATGGCCAGCAAAGGCAAGTCACAGTTTGAGGCAATGTTCGTTTCTTGGTTTGACATTGAGATTTATTCCACGCCGGTTGACGATATACTGTCTTTTGCGGCAAACCTGTACGACAACCGAAACAACGATAACGTGGCTTCTTCGCGCGAAGAGAGCGGAAAATATCTTTGGTGGCTGTGGGAGAAAGGTGCTACGCTCGAAGCCATACACTGGTACATACTGGAACGTGCCAAGTATAACAAACACGCTTCCATGGCTTCCGAATACCCCTCCGACGACGTGGAGGCGTTTGTGCATTCCGGCACAATGGTATTCGACAAGTACAAGGTGGAGGCATTCAAGAAATACTGCAAAGAGCCGCGTTTCGTGGGGGATGTGTATGCCGATGCTGACGAGGGCAAGAACGCGCTCAAGAACCTGCGCTTCGTTGAGGACAGGCAGGGTGTGTTGTGGATATGGGAGAAGCCGGAGATAGACGAGGACGAGAAAGTAACCGACCGCTATCTGACGGTTGTCGATGTGGGCGGACGTTCATCAAAGGCCGACTGGTCTGTCATAGTAGTGTTCGACCGCCTTTTCATGGCTGAAGGGGGCAGACCGGCTGTCGTGGCGCAGTGGTACGGGCATTGCGACATAGACTTGCTGGCGTGGAAAGCGGCGCAGATTGCGGCGTTCTACGACAACTCCCTGCTCGTCATCGAAAGCAATACACTCGAAACGCACGACAAGGAACGTGATGTGGATGGGGACCAGTCGCAGTTCATCTTAAATCAAATTAAGGGTGTCTATCCCAACCTATATGCCCGGAAACAGTCGGAAGAGGACATATTGCAAGGTCTGCCCACAAAATACGGCTTCCATACCAACGTGGCCACAAAGCCGATGGTCATATCTACGCTGGTAAAGGTCATCCGTGAAAATTTGTATGTGGAGCGAGACGCGCGTTGTCTGGACGAATACCTTACTTACGAGAAGAAGCCTAACGGCGCATACGGCGCGATTATCGGCAAGCACGACGACCTGCTTATGACACGTGCCATAGGGCTGCATATCTGTTTCTACGAAATGGAACTGCCCAAATTCGTGAAACGCACGAAACGTATGTTGGTGAAGAAGAAAAATGCTGTTTCAGCAGCGACAATATAAACTAAAAACGGATTTGTTATGAACGTATTTCAGAAATTGAAGGCAAGCCTCCGGTTGCGTGAGGCGGTAAAGAAAGCCAAGGACGCACACAGTCAGACTGGTGAGCGTTATTATGTAATGCCTCTTTCGGGGAGCAAGGGAAAACTTATCATCATGGACAGGTTCAACTTCCGCAAGCTCAAACAGAAAGGGTATATCTCCTATGATGCACACGTGCGCGACCTCGAAACGGAGTGCTTCTACTTCACGGCTTATCGTAATGGAACGTGCGGCATTGTCCCTGAAGTGGAGAATTTGAAGCGGCAGCAGTTTTACCACTGGTATGCCGGATGCATCAGAAACCATAAAAAGAAGAAACGCCATGAAGTACACAGCCAAAAGTAAACAGGACTTGGACGGCATTCGGACGCTGACAGGTGACCCGCTCGTAACTTATCAGGTAGTTGGGAACGGCGGTAAGAAGATAAAACGTCCTAAGAAAATCAGATGAATAAAGGCGGACGCATCATTTGTTGTGCTGTCCGCCTTTTTATAATCCGTTTGGGAATGGCATACCCATAATCATGTGAGGGGTGCTTTTTGGCCAAAAGGAATGATTGTGTTTGTTTATGTTACCAACTTGAGGTATCTGCTTTTATTCTCTTCTCATTGCCTCGCTCCCAAATGCTATCCTCCGTTTTCCCGAAGTTGGCTAATTGTTCAATTTCCTTTTTCCTGCGTTCTTCCCACGGCTCGAAATCGAGTATTTCTCTCACGAGCCACTGGTCCCAAACTCCTCTGAAACAAATACCTCTGTCATCAAGGTACACGTCGGCTATCAGTTTGCCGCTTGTGTTTTCGGGCTGGTTGGGGTTTTCATTGATGTAGTCGTAAGTAATGTTGTGGTCTTTCAGCCATTTCTCCAACTTGTCCGTTTTCTTCCTTGTGGTGAAGATGATGATTGTCCAGCCTTTCTGTTTCAAAACGGACGTGCCGGTATCTGCGTTCGGTATCATCTGCCCGAATTCATCAGCACCTTGAAAGCCCTTGCTGTAATCGTGGATTACGCCGTCGAAGTCAATGCAAATTGTTTTTTTATCCATAACTTTATACTTATTTTTTGATTTTGTACTGATACAAAGGTAGTACAACCATTTATGCCACCATTGCGTTATGCAGCATGTTTACTGCTTGCATGTTTGCGCCTTGTTGTGCCTGTTGCATGAGTTGTGGCGATATGGCCTCCGGCATTCCGCCTTGCTCTATCTGTTCCTTTTGCGACTTGATACTTTGCAGTAGCTCGTCGGCAAACGGGAAGTCGCCGAACTCCAGCAGCTGTTCTACGCTGATGGCCTGCGCCTGCCACAGTTGCATGAGCCAGTCGTTGGCAAGTTGGCGGTAGGCCGGTGTGGAGGTGCTTTCGGTGATGGACAGGTCAAACTCTACGTCGCGTATTTTCTTCGGGTCATACTCTATCTGTGCGCCGCTTTTCCCGGCAATGTTGAATACGCGCTTGGTGTCATAGAACTGCTGCATATTCTTCACATCCTTATACGCTCCGTCTATCGTGAACTGACTGAAACATTCCAGCATATCAAGCAAAGACATGGTAGAGTTCTGCACCTGCTGGTTGTACATGGATGCACTCTGTCCGGAAAAGCCGGGCTTTCCTTGCAGCGCACCGTTTACGCCGCTGATGTCCTCAAAGAATTTCAGTTGCAGGTTGAGCAGTTCCGTGATGCCGATGTTCGTGGAGTTGTTGGCCACCTGCTGCGGTATCTGTCGGCTTTGCGATGGTTTGTACACAATAATGCCGTTGAACTCCGCCCAGCTCTCCGCAATGTCCTCCATGCTAACGCCGTCGGGAAGACAGTCCTCCGGCATGAGCAGCACGCCTTTGGCCGAAGCACGCATAATCCAGTCATAAAGGGTTATCAGGCGGTTGGTGTAGCGTTGCTGGTCTATAACATCAGCCACGAACGAGTGTATCTCGCCGTCTATGAACGGGTATGCCTTGAACACGTATGGATGGCTTCCGTGTTCAAATGGTGTTTCGCCCTCTTTCAGGATGTCGCCGAAAGGGGAGAGGTAATAGAAGTACCAGTAATCATCCACAAACCATGTGGCTTTTATCAGGGGAACTTCATCTTCCGGCATACCGGCTTCCTTGGCCATCTGCATACGCTCGCGGTTTACATTGGCCACCTGTTCCTCGTAGTCAGACACTTCTATCTTGAATATGTCGCCGTTTTGGTAGTCGTGGCAACGGTAACGGGGTTTCTGTTCCTTTCTCCACACTTCGATTACCCTGCACCGTCCAGGCTCGCTGGTCAGCAGGAAGTCGTAGTTTTCCAAGCGGCTGTAACCGAAACGCTCGGCATAGCTGGCAATGTATTCCCTGCGTGCCGCCCACTTGTATATTTCTTTAAGGCGGCGGTATTCTTGCGGCGTGTGGGCAAATTGTTCGCACAGCTGGCCAAAACTTACGTCATGCACTTCTCCGAGGCACGTCACGTCCCAGCCTCGGAAGTCGCGCATATTGTTGTCTATGAAGAAATTGTTGGGCTGCACATAGTCAGTCCAGCAATCCTCCTTGCCGTTTCTCCATCCGTAACTCTTGCGGTGTACGATGAAGCCGCTTATCAGGAACTCTTCCATTGAGCGGGCATTGACTTCGTTCATGCGGTTAAGCTGCATGTTGCATTGCAGGATGGTTGACATGGTTTCGCCAAGTTTCTGTTCGTCCCTGTCGCGTGCCGTGCAGGTCGGTTCTTTCAGCTGGCTGCGGTACACGCCAAGCACGTTCCTCACGAGCCGACGGATGAGGTTGTTTTTCAGAGGCACGTTGCCCTGTGCCTTGATGTAGTCTTCCTCGCTCATTTTCTTTCCGTCCACACATATTACGTCATCCCACTGGAAACCGTAGGTGTAACGCTTGTTGCGCTCCCTGTCATGTCGGAAGTCGTCCATCTGGTTCCAGTAGTGCTGCGCTTCCATAAGCACGTCAAAAGCCCTGCGGTCTCCGAAATGCTTTTCCGAGAATGCCACGGTGTCTATTTCCGTATCTCCGCGTTTGGGCGTGATGCGGCTCATCGGAAGCAGCTTATACTTTTGTTTTGTTGTGATGGGTTGCATATCAGTTCTGTTTTTAATGACGCACGGAATATCTTATGCAAATGTAAGCATTCCGTGCGTCATGTCTTCGTTAACTATTTACGGGTCTTGTTCATATCGCTTATCATCATCTTCTTCAATTCGTTGAGTTGGGCTTCAATGTCCTTCACTGCTTCCTTGTCGCCGTAGGTATTGGCTTCTTTGAGCATATCGTAAAGGCCGTCTATGTCGGGTCGGTAGTTCTCGAATATCTCGTACCTTGCATATTCGGGCGAGTTATAGAGGAAATCTATCTTCTCCGCATAGTCGAATACACCGTTGTCGGTGTCTCGTTCGTAATTCCTTAACCGTGTTCTCAACTTGTCATGCTCATCCTTCAGCCTGAAATACTCGTTGTTGACGGCCTTGTATTCCGTTCGTTCATCACCGTTCTTCAGGATGCGGTTAAGCACAAGGAAACTGTTTGGGTCATACTCACGTTGGCCGATAATGGTTTCACCCATTTTGGTCATGCGGTCTATCGTATTAGCAATGCCGCCGAAATAGCCGTTCAGTACGTATTCCACCTGTGCCGGGTTAAAGTCAACCGCACCTTTCGTGTATTGGTCGCCGCCGGACATTTCATTGAGTGTTTCCGACAAGTCCACGAGGTATTTGTTCGCACTCTTGTAGGCTTTTGTCCATTCGGGCATATCCTTGTTATAAGGAGTATCCTTATACAGAGGAAGCCCTGTCCAGCTCTTTTTGTAGCCGTAAGCCTCGGCAAACGGCTTGATGGAACTCGGAATGAAAGCCTTGAAGCCTCCTCCTCCCTCCATGAAGTCAAGCGGCAACAACTGGCTTACCTGTCCGGCTATCTTGCCTGCCAGCTCTCCGTCCGTAAAGTGTTCTTTTCCGCTCAACGTGCTGGTCATAAGTTCGCCAAGTCCGTACACGGCTCTGTATTCCACAGGCAACGGTATGCTTATCCATTGGTCACCTGCACGGAACAACAGGTTGCTTCTCCTTACGTATTCGGGCAAGTTCCAGTAGCTGTTCTTGTCGTCCTCATCGTCATCACCATAACCAAGTGAAGCTACGATTGCACCGAGCAGGAACATCGCGGCTACACTGGTAAGTGCTTTTGCAGGATGACGCTTTGCTTGCCGTCCGAAGTTTGCCGTGCCTTGTATGGCAGCGTTCCAAAATACAAAGCCGCTTCTTCCGAGTCCTGACATGAACGCACTGGCATTGCCTAACTTGGTCTGCCCGGTGGCTCCCATGAATTTTGCACCGCTCCCTTTCTTGTTGAAGTTCACGCTTATCTCCTTTGCATCGTAGATGGACCGGTCTATTGTCCTGCCCATTTCGCGCGAGGTCATGAAGGCGGCAAAGCGTGCGCAGTTTTCCACGCCACGGTTCACCTCGTCAAGCCGTTCGGCCAAAAAATCCCACGCCTTGCGGATGGGTAGTCGGCCATTTGCCTTGCGTATTTCCCTGCGGATGTCGTTCTTATGCTTCTCGATGTCACGCATATTGGAATATCCTGTTTCGCCTCCGTTCATCATGAACTGATGGAACATACGTTCAGTGTCGTTGCTCATGTCGAGTTCATTTTTGCGATACTTCGCAAGCAGCATCTTCATCCTGACAGGGTTCACCTTTGCAAAGTTCCGATGGAAGCGCAGGGCATAATTCGGACTTTCCTTTATACACATCATACTGTTTGAATACAGCATATCACGGATGAAGTTCGACACAACGAAGTCGGGGTTGCGTGTGGTATAGAGCGCACTCAACTCACGGTTAATCCTTTCACCGGCTTTCAGTATCGCGCCCACTGCGCCTGACATATCGTTGTCGGGGTTGGTCTGTCCGTTGAGTGCCTGTGCTGCCCTCGGATTGCCGTTTATCGTGATGACGTAATCCCTTCCTCCACGTTTCACGACAATTTGGTGCTGGCGCAGGTCACGTTTCTCCACTACCCGGTAGGGTATGTTCACCGTGTCTTTGCCGTGCTTGTACAGGTCAGGGTCTTGCTCGGCAAGCTCTTTCATCTTGTACTCGAAGTCCTGCATCTTGCGTTCCACTTCTGAAGGTGTGTCGTCGGCATTGATGTTGTCCGGGAACACAGGTTGCCATTCGTCGGCCACCTTGTCATATTTCAGCCAAATGTCGCTTACGCTGGCGAGGTCGCTCGGATGATTGAGTACGAAGTTCAGGAACTTCTGTTTCACTAATTTATTGCGGTTGCCCTGCACGATGGCACTTTCCGCCATGCTTTGCAGGTAGGCAAACGGATCGTCCGCTTTAGACTTACGTCCTTTAGCTGTCTTTATCGGGGCATTGAACGCACTGTTCTTGCTGTTCAGGTAGGCGTATGCTTCCTCGCCGGTCTTTTCGTCGAAGCCGCGAAGCGGAATGTAGTAATCGTACATGGAGCGGATATTGTCGTAAGTCGCCTTTGACATCATGCCGCTCTCGTACAGCTTGGATAGCGTCGCATCGCTCACAGCGTTGGTGCGTTCCCAAAGCGTGTCAGTATTATGGCCGCTCTCATAGTCCTCAACCATTATCCGTGCCTCAGCTTCCGCATCAGCTACGTTGTCGGTATCGGTAAGTGCGGTCAGTCCGGCAAAATCCCTCTGGTCAATGGCCTCGAACTTATCACCCAATTCTGCTTCTACCTGATTGTTCCAATCCTCCACAGCCTTGTTGTACGCATCCATTTTCAGGTCGTAGTCATCATCATTTTCGGTGGGTGGCTGCGGCTTGTCCTTTGAAAGTTCGGAAGCGTCAATCAGCTTGTCTTTCTCACGTTGGCGCATCACACGATTGCGCTCCAGCCCGTGTTTGGCCATCATGTAGTCGGTCAGTTCCTCTCGTGCTTCTTTGGTAGGAGCAAGTTTGCCCACCTCGTCAAGCAAAGGTTTGAACAAAGTGTGTGCGAAGGCGTCAGCCTCAGCTTTGTTCACCGAGGAAAGCCTGTTTTCGCCCAAATAAGCATTCTCGAAGCCGTCCACGTCTTCTATGCGTACTTTCTTCTTGCCCTCTCCTTTGAGTATGGCTTCCATCGCTTCACGCAATCCGAGCATACTGTCTTGCAAGGCTTCCTGCGTTTGGTACACTCCGCGTTTCACTCGCTGCTCGTATCTGTCGCGTGCCAACGTCCGCTCATGTACTTCGGGGTCGCCGTCCCTGTATAGCTCATCGCGGCCTTCCGCCACGTTGCGCGTCGCATTATCTGTTACGGTATAGTTGCCTACTTTCAGTTCGTTCTGCTTGGCCACATCCTCGGCTTCTCCCAATATGCTGCGGTATCTGCCCGGCTCGGCAAGGTTCTCGTAGCTCCGCCAAAGGATGTAGCGCAGCTCGTTGTCCGACAAGGTTACGCCTGAGAAGTTCTCGAAGCCTATCTTGTGCAGCATACGCAGGAACAGTTCCTTTATCTTCTGCCACCAGCTTGCATCGGTATTCTCGAAGTTGGTGTTTTCTGCCAACGATGCAAGGTATTCCTCGGTGGCCGTTCGGAAATCCCAGTTGCGTTCTCTTGCCAGTTCTGTAATGCGGCGGCGAACGTCCTTATCTGCATTTTGGAACACGTTGTCAAGGAACGTGTCGAAGTGTTCGCCAAACAGTTGTCGCAGTCCGTAATGTGCCACGGCTTCATGCAGCAGCGTCTGTTCCACATCGTACACGCTCGTATGGTTCGGTATTACAATTGTTATTCTGCCAGTTCCTCGCGAATAGAAACCCTTGGCCTTTGCACGTTTGCCTTGCAGCGTACTTGCATCGGTAACGATGTCCACATTGTCAAGATGCAGCGTCTCTGCCAACTTCTGCACGGCATTCACCATGCGCTGACGTTCCCTTTCTGCAAATGCCCTGCGCTGTGCTGCCGTGCGTGTAGAGCGACCTGTCATCTTTGCCACCGGGTCATTCTCATAGCTAAGCTCGTTATCGGTCAATGCACCGTTGCCACCTCTCATCATGGCGGTGGCTTTCTTGCGTCCCTTGCTAATACCGTCTACAATCTTCACACCGAGCTTCTTCAATTCTTCAAGCAATGACGGAGTAACTGTATTGTCAGGTATGGCAACATTCTCTCCTTCGATAAGTTCGGCGATGCGCTGCGCCACCTCACTGTCAGGAACAATGCGTACAGGGCGCATCCATCTCGAAAGGATTACTTTGCGTTTCTTGTCGCCGCTAAGTTGGCGGTTAACCGGACCTGCGTTCCATTTCGTTTCTCCAACAGGGTCTTTAGCTCCCTCTGCCTGATAGCCGCTTGTCAGTTCGCTTTCGGGCACTTCTACCTCAACAGTTACAAGGTTGGGACGTTGATAGGCTTCTGCGAACTGGTCATTAAGTGGATTGCGTGAAGTATGGAAATACGGATTGTATGCCACCCACAAGCCTTTGCCGTTGTCTTTTACAATGTAAATGTGGTTCTTGTGTGTTCCCTCTTTCTCCACAAGTTCAGGGCGTTCGTCCGATACTTCCCATTGGCCGAACTCCGAGGGAGCTTGACTTATCCTGTTGCTTCCTGTGCCTATCTTCTTCGACATGGGAGGATACAGTTTGCCGTCCACCAACGACATGGCACGGTACACCTTTACAGTCGGTTCACTATTCAACCGCGTTATTTCGCTTGCATCATCCACAACCCGGAACAAATCATTGGCTTCTTCCTCATTGGTCGTATAGTCGTCAAGCCTGTATAACGCATCATCCTCGTTGGTTTCTTCCTTTACCTTTACACCAAGTTTCGACAACTCCATTACTACACGTTCAATATTTTCTTCCGGAATGTCCGCACGCAACTTTCCACGGTAGGGATAGAAGTTGCTGCCATTAACGGCACGGAGCAATGCCTTGTTTTCGTAGTAAATGGCACCGTCTTTCTTCGTCTTGGGTACGGTCAGATAGTACACTTTCGCCCAGCTGCTGCCTGTAATCTCCACCTTGCCGTCATGACTGGTAACGGGCATATAATCCTTTATCTGTTTCAAGCGGCTGATGATTGGCGCACCGCTTGTTTTCAGCATGGATGTATTCCACTTATCCGGCATCAATATACCGTCATGCACATTCCCGTCAATATCGGTGTAGCTGATAAGCTGGCCGGGGTAACCTCCATGTTCGTCTTGCGTATCCGCAATGGCCTGAAGGATGTTTCCCGTCATGATGAAACCCGTCTTCCGTGTTCCTGTCGGTATTTGGCTGTCCCAGTTCTCAAGCGTGGTGGAACGTGCCGCATCCCAATTATCGTTGGTCGTCTTGTAAATGCTTCGTAACGCTTCGGGCTGCGACAACTTGATTTCCATACGCCTGCGCCCGTCAAGAGTGGCAAATACGGCAAGCGTGGTCGAGGCGGTTATCTTGCTGTCCTTTGCTTTGTAGCCGCAGAATATGGCAGGCGTGGAAAAATCGAACACCATGCTTTCAAGATTGTCAGGCATGAGGTACGACTTCCCGACTTCAAACATGTGCAGACGCTGTTTCAGCATATCGCTGTTCGTATTGAGGCGCACTATGTTGTCGTTATGCTTGGTTTCCACATTCTCATTGGTCTCTCTCACGTAGTCGGCAATGGCGGCTTGCTTTTCTTCGGCGGTACGTTTCTGCTGGCGGTTGATTTTCTCGGTCTGCTTGGCTATATCTTCCTGTGCCTTTGCTTTTGAACGCTCATAGCGGGCTTCCTCGGCCGCAATTCGTACCTCGTCCTCTTTTTCAATGGTGGCGATGACTTGGCGTATATAATCTTCTGGGCGTTTTCCTTTGTTCACTTGTTCGATGGTCTTGCGTATTTCAGCTGCTTTCATCGGTTTGCGCAATACATCCATTTCCACCTGTTCAACGTATGAATTCCGTGCAAACGGGTTGGTGCCGGTCGGGTCTATGCCTTCAGATGACACACGCTTATTCAAAGTCTTGGCACGAAGCGGCATGACGGTAATCTTCAAGTCATTGTTTCCCGTGTCATTCAGGTACTTTATGAGTTCATTGTACCGTCTTACTACATCATCATAGAACTCTTCCTGTTCTTTGGTGGTCAGCAACGCCACATAGCCGGTTATCTTACGCGCATCATCCTCTTGCGGCTTATACTCGTCAAGCTCATTGGTTTGCACACGCCCTCCACCTTGTCCTGCCTTTTTCAATGGACCACCCATTTTCTCGTAGATTTCAGGATTGTCACGCAGGTATTCCACTACGACTTGGCTTCCGTATTTATTCAGCAGGTCGGGAGCTTCCACATCGTTGCTTTCACTGTCCTGCGATGTGGTCGTGTTTGCGTTCAGTGATTTCAGCTTAGTGGACAACATCATCAGGAAACGGTTTTCAGCCGGTACAGGCAGACCGAGGTTGATGTAATAACCTCTGTGTACTTGTCCTGTGCGGTCAATGCGCCCGATCATCTGCATATAGTCGTTGATGTCGCTCAACGGCTGTGCGATAATCATCGTCCGCTGACGCTGGTCGCTGAATTTTTCCGATGCGTGCAGGCTGATACCGGTAGAGGCGGACTTGTTAAGGATAAGCACGTCAAGTTCGCCGCTGTTGAACTCGCGTTGCATCCTCTTCTTGTCCTTGTCTGTCCTGCGTCTCACGACAACACGTCCGTCATCGTCACGCTCCACGTACATATTGCGGCCTGTAAGTTCGCCGACTTTATAACCCATTCCGTGCAACCGTTCAATGATAGCGTCAAGCGGACTGATAAAAATGTCACTGGTACTCTTGCGGATGAAGTCCTGCAATTCATAATATGCCTTTTCTCCGGCTTCGCCCAACTGCTTGGGAGTGTATCGTGCATGTTGCTCTTTACCGTTCTCATCCTTGATTGTGTATTGCATCACGGTATCAAGTCCCCTTAAAAGGCTTGCGCTGAAAGTTGGCTCTGAAATTACTTCCCCTGCGGAATAGTCCTTGATACTGCTTTCCATCGTACTTTCCAACGCAATTACAGGATGTCTGCCTGCCTTTATTTCTGCGTCAACCTCATTGGCTATTGCATCTACTTTGAGGGCAAGCATGAGTTGCTTGGTATAGTTGTAGGTCTTGCTGGCAAAAGGCACATTTTCTACGCCCATTTTGTCTGTACCTCTCTTAATTCCGGCACTTTCTGCCATGACAGCAAGCTCTTTGTCCATCGCATCAACCATCGGTTTGACATAATCATCTTGAAACTTGATGATGGCGTTAAATGCGGCAATCGTGCGGTCGTAGTTCTCACGCGCACGCTTTACGGTTGCCGGGTCGTTTATGGTTTTCCAGTCTGTCACAACATCACTCATGTCGCGTTCACGGCGCACCATCTGCCCGGCATTGGTCAGTTCGCGGCTCATAATCTCCTGTAAGGTCACACCGCCTTTCTCAATGATACCAATCAGCTTGTCAGGCTCTACCTTGGCTTGGCTCATGGCAGTGCGGATGGCGTACAGGGGCATGGTGTCAGGACGCTTGGCGAAAGTGGCACTTGCGAAAGTGGCCGCTTTTGCGCTGCGTAAAATGCTTTGCAGGTATGCGCCTGTATTGCTCGTTCCTGCCGCCGTGTGGCTCTCATCAAGGAACAGATAGTTGTCCTCGGCGATGGCACGCAGGAATGTGGCCTTTGGTGTGGCTTTCCCGTCCTTTGAAGCCTTGCTTTTCTTTGTCCGCCCACCGCGTTTCTTTGCCGCTTCCTCAGCTTCTTTTTGACTTACCTCGTCACCTGTATTTACTTGTGAATAGGTAAGCACGGCAAAGTCATATTCATCAGGCAATTGACCTGCGGCAAACACTTTTGCCATTTCTTTGGATGATAGAGGCTTGTGTACGGTATTTCCATTGCTGTCAACCATAGCACCGTCCGAATTGAAGATGAACGGCACAAGGTCGCCACTGCCTATGTCTACCAAATCTCGGTAGATGTCGGAGAATAAATCCGCCTTTTGCGTAATGAATATCGGCTTCTCGCCACGTTTCACTGCCCAGCGGATGAGTGCGGCCATTTGTCGCCCCTTTCCAACGCCGGTTTGGTCGCCTATGATAAGTGCCTGTCCTTTCTTCATCTGATAGATGGCCATAGCCACGCTGTCAACCTGTTCTGCGGCAAGTGCCTGATGCGTTTCCTCTATCGTGTCATATCCAAGCTCTTTTCTTACAAATTCGTCAATGTTTCCGTTTTCAGCCTCAATCTGTGAGAGTACATTATCCATTGCCTCTACCATTGCGGCAGGGGCAACGCTTTGCAATGAAAAAGCACTGTTATGCGGTCTGTATGCACTCTTTTCTTCAGTAAGGGTTCGCTTCTTCGGTTGTTCGGTTCTTGTTTCTCCTAATCCCACTCGTTCCGTGGAAACTCCCACTGTTCCCACTCGCTGAACGTCAGGCTCTGATATTCCTCGGCTTCCTCCTTCGGTATTTCCACCAGCTCCTCGCCGGGTTTCGCCATTTCCAGTATCCGTTCTATGTTCTCTTGATAAAACCTGCTGGCTTCTTCCCGAATTGCTCTCGGTTGAATGTGCAGTTCCTCGCTGTCCGTGTCCAGTGTCATCATTCTTTCGAGATTGCCCACTATGTCCTGTTCCGTCAGTGTTCCGGGATGGTTGGTCAGCGACAGATACGAGTTGCCCTTGCTGGCTACGTAGAATTTCTGTTCCATTTGTCTTTTCCTTTGAGTTGATTACTTCATCTATTATGTCATACAAGTCGTCAAAACTATCTGCCTTGCGTATAGCCTTGCTTTCAACAGGCGGATAAACTGCTGTTTGGGCACGTTCCTCGTCGCTCCTGCGTCCGGCAATCAATATCATTCGGGTTGGGAACGTCGTACCCTGCTTGGAATACAGCTTTCCGTCCATGTCAACAACGCCTTTCACGTTGTAGTGGTCATACAGGTATGTGAAAAACGGCTTCATGCTTTTCAGTCCGCCATTGTTCCCGTACTCCATGTTTCCACCTATGATGATAGCGGCCTTGCCGTTGTCTTTCATGCTTGCAAGGGCATTGAGAGTAATCTGTGGGTCAAGGCCGGGTATCATCTTTCCGTCATACTCCACTTCATCACGCTTGCCGAACGGTGGGTTGGCAATAATAACATCATATTGTTGACCTCCCTCGAACGGCTCGGTCGCATCCTGCTGGGTAACTTGTGCAAAACCTTGCTCGCGAAGATTGTCCAGTCTCGTCTTGTCAAGCTCGTTGACGTATACTTGATTCGCAGGAACTGCGAACACAAGCATTCCGTTACCGGCTGTCGGCTCTAATACCTTCCCGTCTTTCTTGCCGCTCATGGCAAAACGTGTAGCGTTCCACGCCATAGGCAGCGGGGTGGAGTATTGCTGCATCTTGATACGGTTGCTGCTCCGTGCGGCAATGGTGGGCTGCATTTCATAGAGCTTACAGATAAGGTCATACGACTCTCTGCTGTCTCGTCCGTGCTGTTCCACTACTTCGCGTGCGGCTCTGACTAAACCGTCTTCGACAAGTTCTTGCAGCAGGATGTCTGTCCTGCCGTCATTGTCAACCTCCATGCCCAAAGCTGCCGCACGTTTGCGCAAATCAAGTATGCTCCTGTACGGCTTTGTGCCGCTGTCAAGTGCGGCAAGCATATCGGTTTTGACTGCATTAGCAAATATACGGTTTATTTCCGTATTTTCTGCATTATGAGTTGCTGTATTTGCAGGTTTTACCTCTTTCGGGTCGGCACTTTCATAAAGTACCGGTGCCAGCCCTGTATCAAGCACAAGCCGTCCGTTGTCCTCAATGTCATAAACGGTGGCAGGTTTGCCGTTATAAATCACGTTGTCGCCTTTCTTGAAAGGCATATCCTCTTGGTTTTCAGACACAGTTTCCTCTTGCCCACTGAAAAGGTCTGCAATCTTCGACTCGTCCTGTTTCTTCTGACGCTTGGCCGACTTCTTCCCACTCTTTGTAGAGGCTTCCTGCTGTGCGTTGCTTACTGGCACAAAGTCGGGAGCATAACGCTTCAAGTGTTGTTTTACCCTCCGAAGCTAAGCCGGGTAAGTCTCATCCTCCGCAAAGAAATTGTTGAACGATAAGTATCTTTCCTCGCCGCGTTCAGGGTTCGGGTTCTCTATGCGCAGCATACCGCCTGTAACTTTCAAGTTGTCGCCGTCCTGATTATCCAACTGTATGCTGATGTACAACTCGCGCTTCTCACCGAGCGGAAGATGTATGCTGATGTCTCCACCGATGGGCGCAATGTTAGCTGTTGCAATGCTCCTGCGACGTTTCCCTGTCTTGTCAACGATGGTTTTCGGGTCAATGCCGATGTCTTTGACAAGGCGGTTGGCAAGGTTGTTCGCGTCCTTGACGGCTTTCTTCTCGGCATTGCGCATGTATCCGTATGCCTCGTTGAAGTCGCTCTCCACCGGTTCAGCCTCATAATAGCCTAACAGGGCGAGCTGCCTGTTCACCTTGTCTAACTGCTCGTCAACCTTTCTGACGGCTTCGTTTACTTCTTTTTCATCTGTTGCAGCTTCGATGCGGCTTTCTGCTTCACTTGCAGTAGTCTCTGCTTCGTCTGCAACAGCTTCTGTATCTGCTGTTCTTTGTTCATCTTCTTGTCTCCTTTGTTCGTTACGTTGATTGGCCAGTTGTTCTTTGGCTGCATCGGCCTGCCTGTTGGCTTCCTGCTCGGCTACCACCATTTCAGCCGTAGCCATTGCGTTGCCTTGTCCCTTGTCGAAGTTGGCCACGTCAAACGTGCGCACTTCATCGTAGGGTGTCATTTCGTCCACATATCCGGCTTCCTGCACTTCGGGAAGGTCTCTTACTCCGTTGTAGAATGATTTGAGGTAGGGACGGATAGCGTCGCCAAGGTCGTCTATCATGTGCCGGGCATAGTCGGCAAACTTACGGGCACCGGCCTCAATATGGTACGCTGCCATTTCCGTGCCGATTGCCAGTATTTCGGGGTCAATGCCCATGTTGAGCTGACCGCCTAATTTCTGACGCATACGCTTTTTCAGCTCCTCGTACCTGTCGCGGCTCACGAGCTTGTTGTTCGCTCCGTAACCGTTGTCGTCCGATTGTTGGGGCTGTTGTCCTGTTTCCTGCGCCGTGTTATCTGATTGCCGGCTCGTTGCCTTTTCAGTAAGTCCGGGACGGCCCACAACAAAATGGTCGCTCAACTTGGCTTCTCCGTTTTGACTGATAGCCTGCATCAATCCCTCAACGTCAACCTGACGCATCACCGGCTCACTGCTCTGCTGCATATCGGACAGCGACAACGGCTTGTTGTCGTCCAGCTTCTCGCCGCTGGGGTCAAGCACGGCTTCGGCAAACTTCCGTCCGGCTTCTTCCGTCTCGAAAATGAAGCCTCCTTTACCGTAGGATGAATAGTAGCCGCCAAAGTCCTTGACGCGCTTCTTCAACGACAGGAATTGCTCGCGGGGCATTTGCTCCGTGAACTTCACGGCATAGATGTACGTGTCTTTCTTCTTGTGGTAGCGTTGTTCTACGGTATAACGGTCATCTGTCTGTCTCGGTTGCTCCTGCGGCTGTTCATTGCTTTCTTCCTCCGTTTGCGACGGTTGCATTTCCTGCACCAGTCGGCGGCGTTCGGCATACAAGTCGTTGCTTTCACTGATAAGGCGTGCTTCCTCAAAGATGTCACTGCGCTTATGGGCTTCATCTGCCTGTTTCTTCAAGTCGGCCATCCGCTCGTCAATCTCGGCTATTCGGTCTGTCGGGCTGATAGCTTTTGTTTCACCGGCGGGCACGCTCTTATACTCCGCAAACGGCTTGGTCTTGCGATGCTGTTTATCCACTTCTCAAAGTCCTCCAAGTTTGCGGAGGTCATGACGATTTTCCGCTTGTCCGCCCAATCATCACTGTAATTGGCGAAGTAAGCGTTTCGTGCGTCGTCCTCATCGTTGAAGCCGAGCATTACCTTGTGTTCGTCAAACGTGCCGTCCTCGTTGTATTGGTCAACAACATACACCCTGCGTACGTTCCAGCCGTCGATGTCGTTAGTCAGGAAAACGTCGATATGGTCGCCGTCCACGCCCTCTGTACCACGGATGTAACCGTAGGTGTTCTGCATGGTAGTTTCCCACGGATTGCCGTTTGCATCCGTGCCGCGACGCACACTTCCTTTCGGGTTCTCGACTGTGATGTTGAACTGACCGATGCGCACATGGCCTTTCTTGTAGTTCCCGGCTTCTTTCTGTGCTTCTGTTGGGTTTTGTTCGGTTTCCGCCTCTGCTTGTGCAATTTTCGTGGCAAGGGTATTACCGTTGTCTATGTAATCGACAATCTCGGCAATGTCGCCAAACCGTTTGTTGTCGAACTCGAAATAGGAGCCGGTATAATGTCCGTTCTCGTCAGGCTCATCTATCTGCGTGGCAGTGTGTGTACCGTCAATGATGATACTCCGTTTATAGGTCGGCCTTTCGCCGTTTCCCTCTTGCCAGTCATCGTCATTTATCTGCACACGAGAGGCCAATTCTGCTTCTCGTCGCTCTACTTCTTCCTGCCCGACACCGCCTTCAGTTCCTCTATTATCGGCGGCAATCCCTGTTCCGCCCTCAGTTCGTCCTCCTGACGGATCATCTCGTGTGCTTCCTTGTCTCCCTTGTTGGCCTGCTGCACTACCGCCAGCCAATACATTATTTCTCCGTTGTCCATTGTATATAAAATTCTCGTTTAACAATAATTCGTCACTAAGGCCGTTCATCGTTTCGTTCACGGCTTCCACCAGTGTGCGCGGCGTGTTGTCAGGCTCTTCAAAAAGGGTAGCCTCTTTCGTGCCTTGTACAAGGTCAAAGATGTTTTTCAGTGTATTCTGTATGAATACTTGCGTCTGCCCTTTGTACATTGTGGCCAACAACAGCGCAAAGTTACTGTATCTTTCTGAAGGAAGATAGCTTTCGCCGGTAACATCGTCAAAAGACAGTTGCCTTTTCCATGCCTCTGCCGCCTTGCGTGCCTCCTTGTAGCTCTTGGCATTTGCAAAGTCGGGCATTTGCGACAAGGCGTAGTATGCGTTTATCGAAGCTTGCAGTTCGGCGTTCATGCGCTCAGAGTTCGGGCTGTCATAGTCCCTGTACGCCGTAGCCAGTATCGCTTTCTGCGCCTTTGCAGGCAATGCGCCGAACATTTCCTCCAAATGGGTGTTTCCATTTTGGAAAATACTCTGATACATTATGCCTTTAAGGTCATTCTTGGCCTCGCCGGTAAGATTGCCTTTGCTGTCGAACGCGCTACGGTACTGTGTTGGGGTGATGTAATTCTTTGCCTGCATCCACTTCAATACGTCCATGCCATTGCGGTCCACCAATTCAGAGAATGTCATTTCCTCATCGGGCGAGGCAAGCAACCGTCCGGCAAAGCCTTTCATATCATCGCCCATTTTCTGAACGATGTTTTTCGGCTTGATGCGCTCTGTTCCACCGCTCTCGGTGTCCTGCGCAACGAACTGTCCAAGGCTGATGGCTTCATCGTCAGGTACGTCTACCATATTCACCAGCACAGGCTGCTGCATGGCCTCCACATCTTCGGGTGCCAGCCCGAAGTCTGCGGCGTGTTCTGTCAGGTACTGCTTATAGACAGCCGCCTGTTCGGGCTGTCCTGCCCACATCTCGCGAAGTGCTGCGCTCCGGTTGTTGCCCTGTATCACCTCTCCACGTGTGTTTACCGTAGGTGCGCCTGTGTAGGCCGTTACCGATGAGGTGATTTCTTCCGGGCGGATGTTTGCGGCAATCCTGCGTGCCGACATTACGCTGGCCTCGTCGTTGCGCTCCTTGGGCTGCGCCTCGTCGATGAAGTGGAATGGGTTTCTCCGTCCGTTTATATGGCTCGGCTGCAACTGTCCGGCTTCTATCAATGCCAGGTGTCCGGTGGGGATGTTCTTGTCGTCGAACTTCACCTGCACCTCCTTGCCCTGACGTGCGGCCAACGGCACTTGGCGGTCAACCTTTTCACCGTTCACCCTGCGGTAGCCTCTTGCGCGTGCGTCCTGCGGTGTATCGTCTATGATGTCGGGCACACCGTTTAATGCTTCCCTGCGTATGCGCTCGGCTTCCTCACGCTCGACACGTTCTCTTTCTTCCTGCTCACGGCGCAACCGTGCAGCTTCCTCTGCTTGCCGCGACTGTTCGGCAAGGGCTGCTTGTTTCCTGCGCTGCGAGGTCTGCGCTATCTTCTGCCACAACACAAGGTTGGCTTTAGCCTGTTCCACGGCATTCTTCCGCTCGCGCTCGGATGCAATCTTCTCGGCAATGGTTGTTCCTCCTTTGGGTTTGGATTTCTCAACCTTTTTCAGTTCGGCTTCCTTGTCGGCCACCATGCTGTCTGCCACATTCTGTGCCATAGCCTCGTCACCCTCCGTTTGCTCTACAATCGCATCCCAAGCTGTATCAGGGTCTGACTGTTCGTAAATAGGCTGTCCTTTCTCGTCTTTTGGTATGCGTTCAATTGCACTCTGCACGGGCTGTTCTGATTGTACTGGCTGTTGTGCCGGTTGCTCCTGCCGAACTTGTGGCATGGAAACGTAAGGCAAGTATTTCTCCCTATTCATTGCAGCCTCACGTTCTATTTCCTCTTCGGTTGCCGAACCGTCGAGCCATGAGTTTTCGCCAGTAGAATAATTGAGTGCAATTAGATAATCTCTGTCAGTCAGTTTTCCGTTGATGTAGTCTGCGGTTGCTTGTGCAGGTGCGGCTAATGCTTCAGCAACTTTTTCGGGATGCTCATTATAATACCCTTCAACATAGCCTCTGTCAGTTTTCATAAGGTCATCCACAGTGGCATTGTTCACGGCCTCTTGGTTTACGATGGCGACATTCTCATGCCGAGAATTTTCCGCAGGATTTCCGCCATTTTCCGTGGAAATTCCGCCGTTTTGCCGAGAATTTTCCGCAGGATTGGCTTGCAGACGGTCCAATTCTTCAGCCGTGAAAAGGTTTACCTTCCGTCCGTTTATCGGGCTTTCTGTGTAAACCTCATACCGTCCGTCCTCATTTACATCTGCCGTAATGCTTCCGCGAACTTCGTTTCCGTTCTCGTCAGTAAGGCTCACTTCATCATTCAGTCTGTATCCTGATTGCTGTGTGGGTTGTGCTTGTGTGCGCATTGCCTCGCGTTGCATCTCTGCCTGTTCAACACGGGTACGGTTTGTCGCGTCCACCATCGCTTGAACATCCTCTTTACGCATAGGTACGACGGTTTGTCCGCCGTCTGAACTTACGTTCACCGTGCCGTCGCCGTTGTCCACAAGGCCGTCTGCATTTGGTACAATCTGTACTTGCACAGGCTGTCCGTCCTCTCCGGTAAGCGTGTAGGTGTCGCCGGGGTTGAATGGAACAACGCCGTCAATGCGATTAGCGGCTTCCTGTGCGAATTGCTGCCGTATGGCTTCCGCTGCCGTTTGCTTCTCCGTTTCAGGGTCAACAGGCTGCTCAACGCTGAATATGGCATCGGGCGACACCATTTCTACGGCACCGGTCTCCGCATCACGGATGATAATGCTGCCGTCAGACTTCTCTTTGTCTATGCCTGTTCCATCCTCGTAGGTAGCAAGGTTTCCGTCCAGCACGTACACGCGGCGGTCGTTGCCCTCGTCGTCCTGCACTTTCAGCGTCGCACCCTGTATCATGCCTGTCTTACGGTTGGTGCGGCTGTCTATCATCGTGTTACTTTGGTCGATACGTCCGTCTATGTCATCGCGCACACGCTGCAACATTCCGTCATACACCTGCTTGGCGTTGATGTAGTCTATGACAGTTTGATTTATGGCTTCATCGTCACCAAGGTTGCGCAGTGCACCTATCGGGTCGTTGTCTATGCCGTCAAGCTCTTCGGGCGTTAATGCCTGTTCCGCTTTCTGACGTTGCAGCTCGTACATACTTCTTGCGTCCTGCATCTCCACGTCGCTTTGCGCGTTGTAGCCGTCCATGTAGCTGTCGTTGGCACGCTGTGCATTTTCGTCCTGCTCGCCTCCGCGTGATTTCACAAGCTCGGCAAGGTTTACTCCGCGCAGGTACAGTGAACGCTCCATGTAGTTCATTACGGCGGCTTTTTCCTCGTCCGTCATGTCCCGGTCGTTCACAATCATTTCCGCCACATCGCCCACATTGTCATTCGTGGCCATGTCAATGGTGCTGCGCAGAGGCTCCCATACTTCAGGAGTGAGTAATTCGCTCGCCCTTGCGTCCGCCTTATTCACATCATGCTTCATGGATAGGTAATTCGCCGCACTCATGGTTGTCTTTCCTGCACCCATCAGTCCCATTGACAACGCCATTCCGCCCCAAATGTCGCCGTGGAACTGCCCGGTGGCAAACAGGTTGGTGCGTGTGCCGTCAGGGTTCTGCCGGTATGCATCGTCAAGGTTGAGCATGGTGCGCCACAACTGGCCGTAGTATTCCTCGGAAACCTCACCCAAATAGTCGCTCACACCCATCTGTTGGAATATCCTGCGTGTACCGTCGGTTATTCCGCCCAAAGCTCCTGCATCGGCCTTAGCCAACACTCCGCCAAGACGCTTTGCGCCTATGACATTTGCAAGCCTGCCCAAATTCTTCACCGAGGCCACTTCGGGCAGATGCGCACCGAACATCTCGGAGTAGTTCTCTACTATGGAGTTGGCTTCACCTTGCCAAATGGCACTTCCCCAAGTCTTGTCGTTCGTGAAATTGTAGTTACCGTTCTCGTCAATCGTCACATCACCGAGCTTGCGGTCTATGATGTCAGCCGCCGTGTCTGCGCCCTGCACTGTGTTCGTCATCAGCGGGGCGCGTATGAGTAATTCATCAGCCGTCGTGCCAAGTGCCTTGATAGTCCAGTTGGCGGCTTCGTTTCCAAGGCCGCGCAGTCCGTTGCGCTTCACGTAATTCTTGAAGCCCAGCTCGGCCATTTGTTCAATGGCTTCTTTACCGAGAACTTTTGTTGCCAGCTTTGTCGATGCCTTACCTGCCATGTTTATGGCCTCAAATCCTCCGCCCGTAAAAGCGAAATCAAGCATGAACGACGGCATGTGTCCGGTCATCATGCCCGCCCTGTTCCAAAAGCTGGCGTTCCCTCCGTACATGGCTTCCGTCTGCTGGTTCTCGTAGGTGGCACGCAGCATATCTTGATTGGCTTGTTTCTCCTGCTCGGTCTGCGGTCTCTTCGGATTGGCCGCATTCATCATGGTCATGGCGTCCGTTATGTCACCAATTCCGAAGTCCCATGTTCGCAAATCACCGGCCACACGCCCGAAACCTCACCAAAAGCCTACATCCTTGCCAGCTTCACGGTCTTGCTGCTCGCCGAGCGTCTTTATCTGTTCTTCCGTCTGACGGATTGCTGCTTGCAAAGCCCTGTAGGTCTGGTCGCTCTGTATGTTAGGCACGTAGGTATTGGCGGCAAGAACGGCGGCAAGCGGGGCTTTGTTGTTTTTGTAGTCCTGTTCCCATTTGTCGTGAAGCTCCTGCACCCTTGCCTCTGCCTTGTCTTTCAGTTCCTGCAACCTGTTCTGCGCCCTGCGTATCTGTCCGCCAACGGTCATGTCCACCGCATCGCGGTACTCACGGCTCACAGCGTCTGCCGCCGTCTTGTTGAACGTGCGGTCGCCGGTAGGGGTGAGGTAGGTGCGCTGCATCTTCTTCGTTTGTGGATTGAACCGATAATCCCCGCTGGCGGTATGCCCTCCGGAAAAACTCCTGCCATACTCTTTCAGGTTGTCCACACGCTCGTTGAATTCATCCATTGTCCGCCGGGCTGATTGCCCGATGTTGTGGAGGCTGGCATTCATCCGCAATTTTTCCTGCATGGTCGGCTTCCACGGTTTCTGCGGCTCTTCCGCTCCTTTCGTCGGCTGTGGTGATGTTTCCTGCGGTTTCTGTTGTGCGGTTCCGTTGGTCGGTGTATGCTCGTAGCGGAACGGATGCAAACCTTGTTGCTGTGCGTCGTCATAGTTGCCCAGCGGTATGTCGTAGTCTGCACCGTCCTTGTCTCGCATACGGATGGTTGCTCCCTTGTATGCGTTCGCATACGACTGCATCCCGTACTTCTTGATGTTGTCCTCGCTCACTTGGTGGCTCTTGCCGTCCGAGGTCGTAATGGTGTATGTTATCTTGTTTGGCATAGCTGTTAGTTTAATGGAGGTGCGCTGTTCTCGCTTCCCTTGCCGCCTCCGCGTCTGTAATCTTCTACGTTGAATTGGTTGGTCTTTTCATCCACTTCTGCCGCTATGGCTGCGATGGAACGTTTCACTCTGCGCTGCTTTCTCGGCTCGCCCTTGTAGTTCCTTTCCGTGACTTCGGTGTCGTAGATGTCAACTCCCGCGTCTCTTGCAGCATCCAGCACGGCTTTCTCGTAGTCGGCCTGTGTCTTGTACGTCTTGCCTTGGAACTCGCCGTAGTATCGGTTGCCGGAGCTTCCTCCGTTGTCATAGTATCTTGCACGTGCCCTTGACGCACTTGCCGATGCGTTGGAAGCTCCTGCGGCTGCCTTGTTACGGTTAATCTTGCTCTGTTCGAGTTGCGGGGCATACCTCGCTTCCACTTCTGCTTTCTTCGCTTCGTATTCAGCCTGAGTAATCTGATTGTTCCGAAGCTGTTTGTTCAGGTCGTGCATCTCTTGGTCGCGCTTTTCCTTAGCTTCGGCGCGTGCGTCCGCCGCCTTGTCGCGTTCCTGCTTGATTTTGTCAAGGCCGAGCTGCCGTTGCCATGCACGTTCGTTGTCGTTGTATGCGTCATCGGCTTGCCGGGCGCGCATCAGTCCGTTGATGTACGCCGTCATGTTGGCGTTGCGCTCTGCCGCCAGCTTGTCCCAGCGTTTCCTTGTTTTCTCCGACTGCGTTTCAGCCGGTCTGTACATGTTCGGCGCATACTGCGTGGTAAAGAAAAGGTTGGAGAGTGCCGATATGCCGTCGCCTATGGCGGCGAATATCTGCTCCCTGCGCTGTTTCTTGCGTTCTTTCTCCAATTCTTCCTGCGTGGGTGGCTTGTACGGGTTGAGAAGCCTGAACATTTCTTCGTAGCTTACCTGTTGTGGCTTCACTTCAATCTGCGTTTTTTCAACGTCCGTTACCTGCGGCGTCGCCTCTTTCAAAGCTGCGCTTGCCTCTTGCGGCGTGGGTGCTTCAGGCTTGGCCGGCGGTGTGTCTGTTGTGCTTTGACGGGGTTGTGTGCCAGCCGCGCCGGGCAAGGAACTATCTATGCCCGGTGGTGTATAGGGTGCTGTTGGCTTTCCGCTTACACCCAATATGTTGTTCAATGTCGTTGACATAGGCATAAGAGTGTTAGAATGGCATATTCGACGCTGCCTGCGTCACTCCCTGCACTGCGCCTGATATGGCTTGTGCCCGTCCCACTTCGAGCTGCTGTAACTGTTCGTTCAGCTCTGCATCACGTTGCAGATACTGTTGCTCTATCTGGTCTTTACGCTGCTCTCCGTTCACGGCTATCTGCGCCGTGGCGTCTGCCAACGCTTGGTTGTTGGCGGCTTTGGCTGCTGCCGTACTTTCGTCCGTTCCGCCCATTACGGCCTGCGTACCTGCCGCCTGCCTGTTGCGGTTCTTAATGCTTTCCTCTGTCATGGTCAGTATGCGCTGTGCGTCTGCCCTCTGTGTGGCATCCTCGTTATAGCGCCGGTCATACCAGTCCTGATTCTTCTGCATCTGTTCCTGCACATTCTTCTTGGCTTTCTTCATCGCTTTCGATGCGGATATGCCGCCGAATATGCTGCCTGCGGCACCCAGTGCGCTTCCTATAAGTCCCATATCTATTAAAAGTTATCATTATTTGGCAAAACTAAAACCTTATCTTTGCACTTGCAGTTTAACTTTTTACGCATGGAGTATGAGGGGCAAGAAAACAGGAGGAAGAACAAAGGGCACGCCGAACAGGACGACAAAGACGGCACGTGATATACTTGCCGAGACGACAAGCGAGTATTACAATTCTGAACAGTTCGCAAAGGATTTGGCCGTCCTCGACCCGAAAGACCGTTTAATGATAATTGAGAAACTGACCAGTTACGTTGTGCCGAAGATGCAATCAACTACCATTGATGCGACGGTCGAGACACGCAAGACAATCGAGGACAAACTTCTTGAGCTTTCCGAAAACGACGGCGAGGCTTAGCCGTCTATTTCCGTCTACTTTAGATTACAACTTAAAATAAAACAATATGGATTACAACAAAGTCATCACAATTCTTGAACAAGGGGCGAATGTCAGTATCAACGCAAACGTGTACTCGTTTAATCAGCTGCGCACATTCGCAAGGGAAGCAGCCCGTAAAGGTGCAATGCTCACGGTGGAGTGCCGCAATGACATTCTGACGGTTAATGAACTGAAGCTGCTCGCACAGGAAGGCGGCCGGAGTATTACAATCGTAGGATAAGCCACTATACTTTGACAGGATTCTTTTTCATTTTGTGTTCATAATCGAGGCGGTGCCGGTCATGTTACTGGCATCGCTTTTTTCTTGGTAAGAAATCGCCATTCCTTACCCATTTATAGGCATTTCTTCCGAAGTTATTGCTATTTCTTCCGAAGAAAAGGGTATTTCTTCCGAAGAAATGCGTATTCTTTCCGAAGTTATCGCCTTTTCTTCCGAACATTGGAAAAAACAGGGTAAAAAAGGGCTGTTTTCGGGCAAAAAACGGGTGAAAAAACAGGCTTATTCCTTCCGAAGAAAAAGGCATTTCTTCCGAAGTTATTGCTATTTCTTCCGAAGAAATGGGTATTCCTTCCGAAGAAAAGGGCATTTCTTCGGAATTTGGGGAACAAAGAAAAGAGAATATATATAATATACTCCATCTACGTCTACAGCGCGTGCGCGCGTATGCGTGCGTGCGAGGAAAAATCGAAAAAAAGAAAACCCACAAAGAAAAAATCCTTGTGGGCTAAAAACACGAAGTCAAAATCCCTTTCCTTTCATTCGCTGGTAAACGACCGTCTGTCCTTTGTCCATGTTTTCTATCTTGAACATTACCATTGAGCGTGCCGGTATTTCTTCGGGCAGCTCCGCCGCCAGCTTGTCTATGACCTCGTCCACGTTGTTATAGCCGGTGTCCGTAAGCTCCGCCACCTTCCTGCCCTGAAAAAATGCCTCGCCGT